GTCTCGTTCATGCGTTCATCTCGCTCTCTCAGTCAACCCAGGTTGATCTGTATTCGATTCCGTCGTCGTGTGATCGGCGGCTACTCATAAACATACTCACTCTCAGGTGTATGTCAAACGGTGATCCGATTTCGTGCATCCCGGGCGTGTCGCACTCCCCCACCCTCGGCAATCCGAAACGCGGCGCTCAGCTGCACCCAGATCCCCTCCGCATCAGATGGAGGCGTTCCTCAGAGAATAGCGCTATACAGAAAAATCTCACCGAGGAGAACGAAGCGGAGCCCCAGCGGAGCGCAGTGACCGGACATCCGAGAAACCCGCAACCCAGAATCCGGGTCACGAAAGTTATCCACAGGATCATCCACAGGGCGCTCGGCCCTCCGCTGGCGCTCCGGCGCTCGCTCGAACAGAGAGCTCCGAGACGTCGAGATGGCCCTTGCGTTCGACAGATCGAAATCGCGAGTTTGAAAATGACCCTGTTACTACTATGTGCTTCACAGGAGAGCATCTCGACCCTCGCGAGAAGCTATATGAGAAGCGCATCTCAGATCCGCGAGATGCTCACCAGGAGAGCATCTCAGTTCCGGGGGAACAGGAGAATCGAGAGCGCGATTCCGGTGACGATCATCCAGAACAGGCCCTCGGCCAGCTGATTCCACGCGACGTTATCCACAGGTCACTCCTCGATCCGCTCGCCGAAGCCCTCGCCGTCGTCGCCGACGAGGTCGATCATGTAGACGCCGTCGACTGCGGGGATCACGATCGGCGGCTCCGGTTCGCGGTGCTCGAGCAGAATCTCCGACACGGTGCGCCCCACCTGCAGCGCGAACATGACATCGGCCGGGTCGCCGACGAGGGTGAGGTCGTGCACCTTGCTGCCGATGACGAGGTGGACGCTGATCGTCGTGGTGGTCATCGCGACTCCCATGAGTGCGCGATTGACCCATCTGGGCGGAGCGCGCACTGCGGCGGCCGGTGGTGCTCACCGCAGGGCTGGCACCACGTGTAGCCGGCGTCGAACAGCACCTGATCCCACTCGTCGCCGCCGGGGCGCAGCACCATGCCATCGCTCATCGCCCACCCCCGATCCCGCTCGGCCCGCGCGGCGGCCGGATGCGACCATCGCGCACCATCGCGGTCTGCTCGCGCCGGTACGCCTGCTCCCACAGCGGAAGCTGGTCGACCCAGAGTGCGCCACGAGTCAGCTTCACCCGCCGCCGGCCGCGCGCCAGGAGGATGCCACGCCGGATCTCGCGTGCGTATCGCGCCCTCACAGCGGCACCACCATGATGATGTGGATGTGCACCACGTGGTCGACACCGGGGCACTCGCAATGGATGAAGTCTGCATCCGAGCTCCGCCGCGCCCACGCGAGGTGCTCATCGCAGTAGGTCGACGTCTCGCTGCACGACCAGATCGTCGACCAGGAAGACGGAGTCGGGCAGTCGAGGTAACCGCACGGAATGGCCGCGTCAGTCTCCTCGAGCACGATCGGCTCGGTGTCCAGGACGATGCTCATAGCCGCTCCCGCCAGATGATCTGGCCGTCCGAATCCCGCAGGGCGGTGATCCAGAGGCAGTCCGTGTAGCGGATGCCGAGGCCGTCGCTCGTGCGAATGTGGGCGCCGTACCGGGGGTTCGTGAGCGCCACGACCCGACCTTCGTACGGTTCCGTCCATGGCGGCCGCACGACGGCGGTCTGGCCGAGGCGAACGAGCACCGAGAACTCTGCATCCTTCATCGCCCCGTCTCCGTCCAGGGCAGCTGCAGCCCGTCTCCCTCGCGGCGCGGCACAATGTGGATGTGCAGGTGGAACACCGACTGGGTCGCCGGTACGCCCACGCTCGTGATGAAATTCACGCTCTTGTATCGCGGATCCCGTTCGCCGAGACGCATCGCCACCAGTCCAGCAACCATCATCGCGCGTCCAGCATGGCCGGGGTGGGCGATGGCATCCTGCGCGTGGAAGCGGGGGATCACCAGCAGGTGTCCGGGGGTGACGGGGTTCAGGGGTACGAATGCGACGTGGTCGAAGTCCTTGGTGTCGACCATCGCCGCGGGCGCTCGGTAGGCTGCGATCTCGCAGAAGATGCAGGCGGTCACGAGCCCAACTCCTCTGTGCTCGGCCCCTTGGGGAACTTCGGGCCACCACGATGAGGGCGAGCCTCGTCCCATGCGGCCTCGAGTGCCTCGGCGCGCTCTCGCGCCATCTCCTCGACGGCCGCATTGTGTTCCTGCGGCGTGGCCCCGTACGGCGAGTAGAACTGGTCACGCGGCACCGTCCAGCCCGTGCCGATGATGAGGCCGTGCGCGACGAGCTCGCGCGGATCGCAGCGGACAGGACCGTTCGCCGCATCCCACAGCACGAGCACACCGAAGTCGTCGTCGGCCAGATTCGACCACCCTCCCACGGTGCCGCAGGTCTCGTTTGGGATCACGTTGTAGCGCTCGAGGAGTCCCCGGTCAGGCGTCGCCAGCTGCACGCGCATGCCGATGGGGAAGTCCTGATCGCGGACGGTCTTGGGGTGTCGGATCACCGGCGCATCTTCGGGCGTCAGGCGCTGGCGCTTCGCAGCCCGGTGCTCACGCGTCCAGTTCACGCAGTTGCGCACGTAGACGAAGCCGTACAGGGCGACGCCGACCAGGAAGCCCATGCGGTGCTCGAGGTCGAGGAGCGCGTACGTGAGCCACAACGCCTGGGCGAACAGCCCGATGTACCAGGCCCACCAGACCTTCCGGCCGTTCAGCCCGCCGGCGAGGTAGAAGCAGGTGGCGCCGACGATCGTCAGCAGCCATGACCAGATGAGGTCGTTCATGAGGGCATCCTTCCGGGAGCCAAGAGGGTCGTCGTCTGTCGGTCGGGGTCGAGGTGGATGATCGGGAGGCCGCGGTTGACGGCCGACTTCACGGTGGCCGTGGTGCCGCCGCCTGTCGACCAGGGGTTCCACACGGCGATGACGAGGTCGGCGTCGTTCAGCATGGCTTCGTTGCGGGCGAACAGCGCCTGCACGCTGTACTCGGGAGCGATGACCACCTCGGCGGCCGCGCGGCTGCGCATCTCGTTCCACAGTGCGACGTCGGCGGGTGCCCAGCGCTCCGGCTGCTGCGGGAACGGGATGAACGCCCACAGGTCGAGCCAGGCGAACACGGTCGCCTGCGCCCACCAGATGTCGGCGCCGAGGGCCATGCCGGAGATGCCGACGCGCGTCCCGTGCTGGTCGCGGAGCTTCACGGCGAGGCGTTCGAGCTCGAGGGGCACCCAGTCGCGGGCGTTCTGCGAGAGGTTCTGGGGGCGGTGGCCGGTGAGGGCGACGCGGGGGAAGATCATGCTCATCGCACACCCCCAGCAGCACGCAGAGCGGCACGAGCACGGCGACGAGCGTGCTCGTGCCATTCCGGCTTAGCCTTCTCCCACGGGCCAAGCCCTTCCGGCAAGAGTTCGCGTGCGGCGGCTTCGACCTGCGCGTCGGACGGTTCGCCCTGCGCAGTGATGCGGGCGGTGATGACGGTTGCGAGATGCGTGCCCCAGTCCTCGCCCTTCACGAATACGCGGTCGAGGCACTGGCACCCGGCGATCGAGCCGTCCGACATGGAGAGCACCGGCTGGTGCCGGAACATCTCATGCTCCCAGCCCTCGAACTCTGTGTAGCCCTCGGCGCTCGGCTCCGGTACTTCGGAGCGACGCAGTGGCGCATTCAGGGCTTCCCAATTGCTCAGCGCCAGCCAGACCTCCGGGCGCGGCACCGCGTACCCGTTGTCAGCGAGACGATTGGTCACGAACGATGCCAGCGCTTCCCGCTCGTCGTCGGTCATGCCTGCCACTGCCTTCCGAGTGCGCGCTGCAGCTGCTCGTTGTCCGCAACGCGCCAGGCCGTCAACTTCGACAGGAGGTCGATGCGGCCAGCGCGAGCCAGCATCTTGCGGAATGCGTCATAGGACACACCCAGGCTGCGGAATGCGTCCCCGACATCCCCGTCGTAGGCGGTCAGGTCGTCGAAGCTGTCGACGAGGTGGCGGCCGCGGGCCGTGAGCCTCGGCTGCTGGTCGGTCATCGTCTTCCCCCCGTCCAGGGGAGGTCTGCAGGTATGGCGTAGCGCATCATGTGTCCGTTCTTCCGTGGGTCGAGCTCAAAGAGCAACTGGTTGGCGATGAGCCGGTCGACGGCCCTCGCTGCGGCGCCGCGACTCATCCCGCCTCGGGAGGCGATGAGAGTCGTGGCTGTCTGGGAGACGCCTGCGGCGTCGAGGTTGTCCGCGATGATCGCGAACGTGGTGCAGTCGTACGGGTTCAGCCCGAACGCTTCCACCGCCTCTCGCGTGAACCATCGGGGCATCATCGTGGTGCGTGCGAAGTCTCGCTGGCCGAGGCGCGGCGGTGTGTAGCGGGGGCGTTCCTGCTTAGCCATCCGCGCGCTGCTCGCGCGAGCTCAGGTATGCGTCGATCGCACTGCGGCGGTAGCCGACGCGACTGCGACTGAGCACGACCCAGTGGGGGCCGATCTGTGTCTTCTCCTTCCGGGTCTCTCGGCGCCATCGCTTCAGAGTCGACTCGGCCATGCGCAGGAGCCTGGCCGCCTCCTCTGGGGTGAGTACGGGATCATCTTGGAGTGTCATAGAGGTGAGCCTAGCACGTCGTCGCCTGCCGTCAAGGAGCGCCCGGTGTACCGTATAGCGCATGGGACAGAAGCCACTCGGCCCCGTGCCGAAAGAGAAGCAGGTGAACATCCGCCTCGACGCGGATGAGCACGCCATGCTGCAGCGCAAGAGTGGCCGCCTCGGTCTCGACAACTCGAAGTATTTCCGCAAGCTCCTGAAGGACGCCCCCGAATGAGCACCCCGTTCGACGCACCCGATCCGATCTTCGGCGCACCCGACCCGATCTTCGGCCAGCCCGCCGCGCAGCCCACAGCCCCGCAGCCGCCGCAGCGCGTCGAGTTCGACCCGGCGCCGTCGCCGGCCGAGCGCCGCGCCGCCGCCGGCAAGGAAGTGAAGCCGCACCGGAAGCTCAGCGATCGCATCCCTCGCCTGCCAGAGATGCCGCGGATGGATCCGGCGAAGCTGGCGCAGCCAGAGCAGCGGCAGGTCGCCTGCGTGAACATGAAGCTCGCGGGCGCCAGCTTCCACGAGATCGCCACCGAGCTCAACTATGCGAACGCGGATGCCGCGCGCACGGCCTACTACAGCGCGTTGGCGAACATGCACCCACCCGAGGACATCGAGACGCTCCGCCAGGCTGAGGGCCTGCGCGCCGAGGCACTGTTCCGCGCGTCGCTGGCGAAGGCCACCGCCAGCCACTTCGTCGCCACGGAGGTCGACGAGGAGACTGGCGAGGAGTACGAGGTGATGATCGCGAACACCGAGCAGCTGAAGTGGCACGAGCAGGCCGCGAAGGATCTCGCGCTGCACGCCGCGATCACCGGCGCGAAGGCACCTGCCCGCATGGAAGTCAACGCCTCCACCGAGGAGATCAACCGCATCGTGCACCTGATCGTCCAGAACCAGGATGGCGAGGTGCCGCGCGAGGCGAGCATCTGGCAGATGGACGAGATCGAGGCGATCGACGCCGAGATCGTGGAGGAGGACTGAGATGGGTACCCGTACTGAAGACGACCCCCGCCGCCCTGAGCGGATGAACTCCGAACTGCGCGCCCACCTGGATCGTGCGCGTGCGCGCCGTGAGGAGCGAGAGGCTGCGGCGCGGCGCACCCGTCTACACTCGTTCGGCCTCGCCGGCGGCCGCCGGCCATGATGGGCACCGTGGCGTGCTGGTACTGCGAGCGACTCCGCGCCATCGGCGCGAAGCGCATCGCCGTGCACCTGCATTACTCCGTCGTCGAGGGCGTGCTCATCACCGACCACTTCTCCGACGGCTCCCGCCAGCAGCGCACCATCTGGGGCGCGCGCATCGAAGGTCGGGTGCTGTAGTGGCCGGGGGTGACGGCTGGCGCGACATCGTCCGCGACGCGGTCGCCGCCCGTGCCGCCGACGCCCGGAAGAACAGCCGCAACGGCAGCCAGACCGCGCACATCTCCCGCGTCGGCTTCACCATCGCCGCGCACGCCTACCTCGTCCGCGCGGCGCGCGCGCGGGGGATGTCGATCTCCTCGTACATCCGCCGCGCTACGATGGCCGTCGTCGCGATGGACTTGCACATCGAGCCCGCCGAGATCTTCGCCGTCGACGCCGCCATCACCCCGCCGGGGAAGAATGGCAGATGGCAGAGTACGCGCGACCTGGACGGCGAGCTCTTTGGACAGTGGAAGGTGCGGCCCGATGACTCTCGAAGCGATCACAGCTGAGGACATCGCCCTCCTCGAGAAGGCGAAGCGGTTCGGCGACAAGGCGAACGCGATCGTCGCGGAGCGCGTCGCGCAGAAGACCAGCGCCGAGCGCCGGATCTGGTTCTGCGCGGTCGGCCGCAAGTGCAACGGGAAGCCACACCTGGGCGCCCCGTACAAGCACGCCCGCGGCGACCAGTGGCCGCCCCCCGGCGTCGACTGGGACGTCTGGTTCTACATGAGCGGCCGCGGCGTCGGCAAGACGAAGGCAGGCGGCAACTGGGCGCGGCAGATGGCCCTCGTCACTGACCGCATCGCGCTCGTCGGCCGCCGCGGTAAGGACGTCCGATCGACGATGGTCGAGGGGCCGTCCGGTCTGATCAAGACCTGCGAGGCGGCGGGCGAGACGTACGACTGGAAGCCCGCCCTGATGGAGTTCACGTTCGAGAATGGCGCGAAGGCGTTCGGCTTCTCGGCTGAGGAGCCCGAGTCCCTCCGAGGCCCGGAGCACGGCGCCGGCTGGTTCGACGAGCCCTGCCACATGGATCTCATCGAGGAGGTCTGGTCGAACTACAACCTGGGCCTCCGCTCCGAGGGCGTGCCCGGCGGCGCGAAGACGCTGCTCACCTCGTCGCCGCTGCCGGTGCCGTGGACGAAGGAGCGCATCGCCGAACAGGGGCAGATCATCACCGACGAGCTCGGCGACCCCATCATCGACGAGGAGAGTGGGAAGCCGGAGCGCGCGCCGCGCACCGTGCTCGTCCAGGTGCCGACGTCGGTGAACCTCGACAACCTCGACGCCGGGTACAAGCGCCGCGTGATCAATCCGCTGCGCGGCACCCGCAAGGGCAAGCAGGAGCTCGACGCCATGCTGCTCGAAGACGTCGAGGGCGCGCTGTGGGAGGCCGACTGGCTGTACCGCAAGGCGTTCAAGCGGGTCGACTGCGACCGCGTCGTCATCTCTGTCGACCCGGCAGGTTCAGACTCGAAGACCGCCGACCTCACCGGCATCGTCGTCGTCGGCCGGATGGGCGAGGAGTACGGCGTGTTCGAGGACGCCACCGACCACTTCACGCCGAACGGCTGGGCGAAGAAGGCCATCGCGCTCTACCGGAAGTACAGCGCCGACGCGATCGTGCTCGAGCGATACGGTGGCGACTCGGCCACCGTGATCCTGCGCAACGCCGGGTTCAAGGGCAAGATCGTCGAGGTGAAGGCGCGCGTCGGCAAGGCCACTCGTGCCGAACCGATCTCCGCGCTGTACGAGCAGAAGTGTGTGGCGCACCTGAACCGCGCCGAGCTCTCCGCGCTCGAGGATCAGATGCTCACCTGGGTGCCGTCGATCACGAAGAAGTCCCCCGACCGGGTGGATGCGCTCGTCTGGGCGCTCACCGAACTCGCGAAGCGCCGCGGGCCCGCCGGCTCGATCGGCGTCCCCCGCCGCAGAGACAGCGGCCCCCGCAACAGTGGACCGCGCAACCCCCGAAAGAACTGGAGCCACCGATGATCGACGTGACCTGGGAGAACCTCCCCATCCTGCTGCTGACCCTCGCGGTCGCCGTGCTCGGCGTCGGCCGCTTCACGCGCGTCGTCGTCTACGACACCTTCCCGCCTGCAGCCTGGTGGCGGCAGAAGTGGACGGACTGGACGGACGGCACGGGGTGGCAGCTGCTGTTCTCGTGCTGGTGGTGCTTCTCGTTCTGGGCCACCCTCGCCTGCATCGGCTGGTACATCGGCGGCCTCTACGTCCTATGGCTCGCGTGGGCCTGGTGGATCTTCTGGGGCGGTCTCGCGATCTCGTACGTCGCCACCATGATCATCGTGCGTGACACGCCCCCGGAGGACTGATAGCCTCATCTCGTCCCCAAGACGCGAAGGTCGCCACCTTCAGGCCCCCGGTTCCCCAGACCGGGGGCTTTGTCGTATCCTCGACACAGACTCCCCGGCGCGATGCTGGGTAGCCCGCGTGATGCGGGAGAGCAGAAGGAGGGCATCATGCCCAGAGAACGAGTGCAGCACGGCAAGCTCTACGTCGAAGATCCGACGATCAAGCCAACGCCCGTGATCACCGACAGTGGACAGCCATCTGGCGTCCAGGCGTACGGCCTGAAGGAGTGGCCTCGGGGTGAGGCCGTCCCCGAGGGGGTCGTCGTCGTCGAGGAGCCGAGCCTCGACGTGACCTGGCGTAGTGACGCCTGGGTGCAGGTGTCGATCGAAGCTCCGGCCTCATGGTGGGAGAAGTTCGAGCAGTCTCGTCGGGGGGTGGAGCAGTCGCACTTCGGCGTCTACAGCGCCACGCTGACCCGCGCCGAGATCAACGCCGCGATCCGTGCGCTTCGCCGCGCGCGCAATGCAGTGTTCGGATCCGACGAGTGATACCTTGATCTCGGTTGGGACGGTCCTGCTTCACGCACGAACCTGAACCAGTGGGCTCGCGTCGGCATAGCCGGTGCGGGCCTGCTGTGTATTCGGCGGCAGGAGCGGTTATGATTCCGCCAGGCGTGGTCTACGCCATCGCACGATGTGAGGGGTCGGAATGCCGCGTCGGGAACGAGTCGTACGGGGGCGTTCACTGACCGCCGCGGCGAAGAACATCTCCTTTCGCAAGAGCCCGGCCAAGGCTGCCGACACGAAGCTGCGTCAGGGCGAGGAGTGGCAGCACGCGGCGTGGGACTTCTACGACCTCGTGCCTGAGTACCACCAGGGTTGCGCGATCACCGGCGCCCTGCTCTCCCGCGCGAAGCTCGTCGTCGTCGAGCGCACCATCGTCGACGGCAAGCCGGTCTGGAAGCCGTCCGAGAACCCCGCCGCCGTCGGCGCCATGGGGCAGCTGTACGGCGGCGAGGAGGGGCAGGTCGAGATGCTCCGGCAGCTGGGCATCCACTTCAGCGTCGCCGGTGGCGGCTACCTCGTCGGGCCCACCAAGGCCGACAAGGTCATGGACCCCGACAAGTGGATGATCGCGGCGAGCACCGAGCTCGCCAAGAGCGGGAACACCTACCGCCTCGGCGGCAAGGAGCTCGAGAACGTCTTCGCCATCGAGCTGTTCAAGCGCCACCCCCGCAATCACAGGAAGTACGACGCCCCGACGCGCTCGATCCTCCCTGTGCTCGCCCTGTCCGTGCAGCTGCTGAAGCGCAGTGCCGCGCAGATCGACTCCCGCCTCACCGGTAACGGCATGGTCGTCTTCCCCTCGGAGACCGAGTTCCCTGCAGTCCCGACGAGGGGTAACTACGGCGACCCCGCCGCGCTGAACCAGATCGACTCGATCAGCGGCGGCGACGCGCAGGGCCTCATGGATCTCGTGCAGGAGATTGCCAGCATCGCGATCGCCGACCAGTCCAGCCCGGAGGCGACCCTCCCGATCTTCGCCTCCACCCCCGGCGAGTACATCGACAAGATCCAAAAGCTCGACTTCTCGTCCGCACTCGACGCCGCGATGCCTGCGCACGAGCTCGCGCTGATCCGCCGCATCGCGCTCGGCATGGACATGCCCCCCGAGGTGCTCCTCGGCAACGCCGGATCGAACCACTGGAATGCGTGGCTCTCCGACGAGAATAGCGTGAAGATCCACGCCGAGCCGCTGCTGAAGATCGTCACCTCCTCGCTCACCACCGGCTACCTGCGCGTCGGACTCGAGGGTCTCGTCGAAGACCCCACCGCGTTCGCGATCGCCGCCGACACCTCGCAGATGCGGATGCGGCCGAACCGGTCGAAGGAGTCCTTGGAGCTCTACAAGCTCGGCATCCTCAGCGAGATCGCCACCCGTCGCGAGAACGGCTTCGACGAGGCGGACGCGCCGAGCGACGAGGAGCGTCAGACGATGCTCCTGTGGCGCGTCGCCAGCGGCTCCACCACCCCGGAGCTCGTGAACGCCGCGCTGAAGGAGGAGGGTGTCGACCTCGGCGTCATCGTCAGCGACTTCCGACGCCCCGCCGAAGCGCGCCCGCTGCCTTCCACTGCCGATCACCCTGTCCGCGAGCTCCCCGAGAGGGCGGAGCCCGCGGCGGCCGCCGGTCTCGACGGCGCGAAGTTCACCGCGCTCGTCTACGCCGCCGAGCAGATGGTCGACCGCGCGCTGCAGCGCGCCGGCAACCGGATGAAGACGAAGTACGGCATGCGGAACTCGACCACCGCGGCGAACCGTCTGCACCTCGAGGTCATGATCCGCCCCGAGGATTGCGCAGCCCTCCTCGAGGACGCCTGGGGGTGCACGCAGACAACGGCAGACCTCGTCGATCCGGCTGCGCTCACGCGCGCGCTCGACTTCTACACCCGCTCGCTCATCGTCAGTCGCCGTGAGCCCTCGCGGGCATCCCTGGCGGCCGCGCTGAAGCTGCTGCTCACACGGACGGCAGACTGATGGAGCCCCAGGAGTTCGCCGCGAAGCGCCAGGAACGCCTCCTGGCCGCCGATGCCGAGCTCCGCGACCTCGTCCGCGAGGCGCTGTCAGCCTGGAATGGGGAAGGCGAGTTCGATCCGACTGCGCTGCAGGAAGCGGTCGAGGTCATCTGGCTCGAACACTTCTCGGCTGAAGCCCCCCTCGCCGACTACGAACGCTTTTTGCCCCGGTTCCGCAAGATACTCACGGAGAGCCTGGCACAGACCAGCGCTGCCGCCGCCGGGGAGCCCGCCGATTACGAGGTGGAGCGCATCACTGTCTTCCTCGGCACGCTCGCCGTCAACGACGGCACGTTCCGGGGCATCGGAGCGCGCGGCGGGAAGTTCAAGCGGTGGACGAGCATGCACGATCCGAGCGTACGGCACGCCCATTCGCTCGTAGATGGGCAGGTTCGGTCGATCGGCGAGCCGTTCACGGTCGAAGGAGTCGACCTGCAGTACCCGGGTCAGCCCATCGGTGACCCGTCCGTGTGGATCAACTGCCGCTGCGTCGCGCAGCCGGCCGCAGCCAAGGGAGACGCGAACGTGTCTGACACCACGATGACCCTCAGCGACGACTTCGACAGCCGTTCGCGCAGCCTGACAGCCGATGCCGGCACCGAGGAGGACACCGGCGTCGGCGTGTTCCTGATCCCGGCGGAGGGCGACCCGATCGTGGCCGCTTCGAGCGAGGATCAGGCGCACATGACGACGATCTGGCTGGGGTCGAAGGACGATCTGCCCACCCCGGACTACGTCGAGTCACTGCAGGCTGAAGTGGCGGCGTACGCGGCCACCCTGGACGGCCCTGTCGTCGTCCCCGTGGCCGAGCGGGGCACCCTCGGGGACGACGACGCCGACGTCATGTTCCTCGAGGCGACTGAATCGCTCGTCGCGCTGCGGGACGGCATGCTCGAGGGGAGCCCTGTCACGCAGGCGGTCTACAACTCGGTCGAGCAGTACCCAGACTGGACGCCTCACGTCACTCTGGGCTACCCGGAGACCCCCGCAGCCGGGGAGTACGATGGCGACGCGGTCACCTTCGACCGCGTCGGGCTGTGGATCGGCCCCGATCGCTACGAATACCCGATGGGAGACCCCGTGAGCAAGAGTCTGGCAGCCGGAGGCATCATTCCGGCCGGTTCGCGCCCCCTCGTGGGCGGTCAGGAGGGGTCACCCGACTACGTCATCCCCCTCAGTGGCAACATGAACGACCAGATCGTTGCCATGAAGGCAAAACTGGCCCGTCTCGTCGCTGCCGGAGTCATCGAACCCGGTGAGCGCCCTGTTGTCGGCACAGAGATCCCGCCATCGGTCGACGAGGATGACGAAATGCCCGTCGATGAGCTCGAGGATGGCGAGGAGGAGGTCACCGAGATCCCCGTGCACGGCGTCGCGACCCTCGAAGGCAAGGCGACCGGCGACGGACGCGGATTCCGCGCCGACGCACTGTCGTTCGGCCCCATGCCGCAGCCCCTCGGCTACGAATACGTCTCCGGGCACGGCGCCGACACCTCCCACGTCGCGATCGTCGGTCGGATCGACCGGTACGAGCGCGTCCCGGCACCTCAGCACGGCGATGGAGTCTTCGAGATCCGCTGGTGGGGCGTCATCATGCCCGGCAAGGAGTACGGCGCCCGCGCGATCGAGTCCATCGTCGACGGCTCGTACACCGGCCTGTCCGTGATCGTCGATTCGGTCACCGTAGACGTCACCGACGAGCGCGAGCGCATGCTGGCGCAGTTCAAGGCGGAGCGGGACGCCGACGGGGGTGTCATCGAGGCCGACGACGGTGCCCCGAAGGAGGTTCGACCCCGCACGGATGAGGAGCTCGAAGCTCTCGTCGACGAGTGGGTGGGCGACGGCACGCAGCCGACCACCTGGTTCTCGAAGGCGCAGATCCGCCGCTTCGACATGGTGCCCACGGGCGCATTCGAGCAGGGGTACACCGCGCTCGGCCACGAGTTCGAGGATGAGCTCACCGAGGAGCAGATCATCACCGCGGCCGCCGCGCTCGAGGACTGCGGATGCCGCACCCGCCTCGTCGCGTCGGCTGGCCTGGTCGACGACATCGCCACCTGGGATGTCGTCGACCTGAGCTCCCTCACCCCCGAGGAAGTCACCGCCTACGACCTCATGGATGTCGAGGAGCAGAGAGAGTTCGTGCGCGAGCGCGGTCTCGTCGCGTCCGCCGGCTTCGCCCCGGGCACGAAGGACGGCCCCGGCTGGATCACGCACCCCGTCGCCACGAGCCGCATCCGTCGGTACTGGACGACGGGCAAGGGCGCCGCGAAGATCGGGTGGGGCACCCCCGGCGATTTCAACCGCTGCCGCGCGCAGCTGGCGAAGTACGTCCAGAACCCCGACTGGCTCGCGGGCCTGTGCGCGAACATGCACAAGGAGGTGCTCGGCGTCTGGCCGGGCCGGAAGCGCGGCGACAAGGGGCACTCCCTCGCGGCATCCGGCACTGAGCGCACCCCGGTGCCGCTGGCCGTCATGGCATCCGCCTCCGGGCTCGACGTCAGCACGGTCTACCCGGCGTCGGCGTTCGAGGCACCGCAGGAGGGTCGCGCGTTCGCGATGCAGATCGACAAGCAGGCCCGCACGATCCGTGGCTACGCGGCACAGTGGGGCACCTGCCATATCGGCATCGCGGGCGTCTGCCAGGAGCCGCCGGAGTCCGCCACGGACTACTCGTACTTCCGCAAGGGGGTCGTCGACACCGACCAGGGTGAGCAGCGCGTCGCCCTGATCACATACGGCATCGGGCATGCGTCGGAGTACGCCAGCGCGGCCGCCGCGACGGCACACTACGACCAGACCAGCGCCGTCCGCTGCTATATCAACATCGGCGAGGACGCCTACGGCATCTGGTACTCCGGGGTCTTCGTGCCCTGGGCCACCGAGGCGGACATGGATGCGATGCGCGCGATCGGTCGCGTCTCCGGCGACTGGCGGAACTGGTCGGGTCGGGCGAACGACTACGAGATGGTCGGCCTCGTCTGCGTCAACACCGACGGCTTCCAGCTGGCGGCATCCGCAGCGATCGGCATCGGCGCGCTCGAGAAGGGGCAGGGCGAGATCGCCCCCGTCACCTTCGAGGCTGGCGCCATCTCGCTGAGCCGCGACGACGTCGCCGGCATCGCGCTCGCTGCCGCTGAGCAGGTCTTCCACCTGCAGAGCGAGCAGCGCGCGCAGCAGGAGAACGCAGAACGTCTGGCAGCCGCACGCGCGGCCGCCACCGCCTACCGTCTCGCGGGCGCCCGCGCGGCGCTCAACAAGATCCTGGAGGGCTGAGATATGTGTGGATGCCGGAAGTCTGGAAGCAACGCGGTGCAGCTGTGGAAGGTGAAGCTGCCGACCGGAACCGTGAAGACGTACTCGTCGGACATCGCCGCCAAGGCGAAGGCGCAGGCCGTCCCCGGGTCGACGCTGTACGACCCGCAGGGCAACGTGTACAACCTGGAAGCCGTGTCCGTTTGACAGAACTCTGGGGATGAGTGCATACTCATCCCCAGAAGCTGTATCTCCAAGGTGTCGTAGACGCAGGAGCAGGGTAGAGATCCCAACCACTCGGAACTCCCCCGCATTTCCCATTCCTACGCACAAGGAGAACTCTCGTGTTCACGATGCCCGAGACCCTGGACGGTCTCTCCCTTCCTGAGATCACCGAACTTCGCGCCGCGGCCGTCGCAGCGGCGAACGAGCTCAACGCTCTCGCCGACGACGTGATCACGGCAGAGCAGACCACCGAGCTCATCGCCCTCATCGACAACGTCGGCACGCTCAGCGACCGCGTCACCGAGCTCGAGGGCTCCGAGGCCACCGCTGCACAGCTGGCCGCCGCTCGCGCCAAGCTCGCCGACATCGGCAAGGACGAGGCTGGCACCGAGGGTGCCGACGCCGACGCCGCAGATGCCGACGCCGAGGGTGCAGATGCCGACGCGGACGCCGCAGACGCCGACGCGGAGAACCGCGAGCTCGTCCTCGCATCCGCCGCTGGCGGCACCGTCCCCGCGGGCCGCACCTTCACGCAGCGTGTCGCCGACAAGAACGTGGTCTCCGGCCGCAACGAGATCGAGCGCGACGTCAACCGCATCCTCGAGCAGTCGAAGGGCAAGGAGCTCGCGATCACCGCCGCGGCCAACATCGGCGGCTTCTCCTCCGGCGAGACCCTCGACTTCACCCAGCTGGCGGAGGCGTACGCGAAGCGCGGCAAGACCTTCGCGAGCCGCATCGAGAACGGTCAGCGCCGCATGGCCGGCCGCAAGATGCTCTCGCGTCAGGCGCGCACCCGGTCGGGCCTGACCGACGGCGCTGAGCGCTACAGCGTGGCCCGCCTCGCGAAGCCCGACAACGCCTTCCAGATCACCCAGGGCATGAGCTCGCAGGGTGCATGGGACGTCATCATGAAGGCCGCAGCGGAGGGTCGCCTGAAGGGCAACTCCCTCACGGCGGCTGGTGGCTGGTGCGCTCCGTCCGAGATCATCTTCGGCTTCCTCGAGCTCGAGACGGCCGAGGGCATCATGAGCATGCCGGAGATCGGCGCACCCCGCGGTGGCATCCAGTTCACCAAGGGGCCGCAGCTGGGTGATCTGCTCATCGACACCGACCTGGGCTGGGTCATGACCGAGGCTCAGGCCGAGGCTGGTGGCTTCACCAAGCCCGTCTTCGACATCGAGTGCCCCGACTGGGACGAGGTCCGCATGGACGCCGTCGGCTGGGCGCTCCGTGCTGGCCTGCTGACGAACACGACGTACCCGGAGCTCCTGCGCCGGTACCTCGCGCTCGCCCTGATCGTGCACGCACGTCGCATGAACAAGCTCACGATCGACCGCACCCGCGCGCTGATCACCCAGACCATGACGCTCGCATCGGTCGGCGCAGTGCCGTCGGCCACCGCGGACTTCCTGGACGCGATCGAGCTCGGCGCCATGCGGATCCGCGAGCAGTTCAGCATGGGCCTGCGCGCCACCGTCGAGGGCAAGTTCCCGCTGTGGGCGCGCATGGTCGTCCGCTCGGACCTGTCCCGCCGCACCGGCGTCGACATGCTGTCGGTCAGCGACCGCCAGATCGACGGCTGGTTCTCGGAGCGTCAGATCAGCCCCGAGTTCGTCCGCGACTACCAGCCGATCAACGCTGGTGCGGTCACGGTCGAGGGTGGCACGGCCAACTGGACGACGATGCCGACCAAGGTCGAGTTCATGCTCTACCCGGCAGGCTCGTACGTCCGCCTCGCCGAGGACGTCATCGACCTCGACACGGTGTACGACCAGGACAACCTCACCAAGAACCAGTTCCTCGCTGCGTTCTTCGAGGAGGGCTTCAACATCGTGAACACCGGCGCCAACGGCGTCAAGGTCACGGTGGCCCTGCCGAACCGATTCGGCGTCACCGGCGCTGCGATCATCGGCGACCTGGCGAACGACGCACTCGTCACCCCGTAAGTCCCAACCGGGAGGCTGCTGGCCCAGTAGCCTCCCGGTTCGACTCCGTTAGGAGGTGGGCACAATGGCCGGAGCAACTCTGACCATCGCCGCACCGGCTCGCATCGCGCGGCTGGGTGGCATCATGTCGGTCGCGGACGTCATCACCGACGCTCGCCTCGGCATCGGCCCGGAGGTCGTCTACCAGGCGGAGGGGTGTGAGTTCCCCTACACGGAGGTTCTGCGCTGCTTCGCCGAGACGCCGCCCCCGGACAAGACCTTCAGCGGCATCGGCATCGGCGACGCGATCGGCGAGCCGTTCACGATCGTCGCCGGTGTGCAGTGCTTCCTCAACTCGGATCTGGCGGACTTCCTCCGCCGGGCGCGGGAGCAGCTGGCCGCCGGCCAGGATCGCATCCTCGAGGAAGTCTTCGGCGTCTGGGCTGACGGCGGCACCGCACTCGCTTCGGGCACGTCCGTCGCCGGGGCTGTCGCCACAGTGGAGCAGGAGCTCGACGACAAGTACGTGGGTCGCGGCACCATCGCGATGAGCCGCTTCGACGCCGTTATGGCGGACGCCGCGGGCATCCTCAAGATGGTGGACGGCGTCCCTCAGACGATCAACGGCACGCCCGTGCTGGCGTCGGGGCGCATCGCCCCCGGCGAGGTGTACGGCACCGGCCGCATCGGGGTCGTGCACAACAACGTCCAGTCGTACGAAGCCACCGAATACTCGACCAACAAGCACTTCGCGATCGCGGAGAACCAGTTCGCCCTCACGGTCGACTGCGACTTCCGCGTCAAGTCCGCAACCTCATAAGGAGAGATCATGTCCCCCGCACGCATTCCCGAAGGCAGCGTCTTCATCCCTCGTCGTCGCGGCGAGAACGTCGCGCTGCAGCTGCTCACCGCCGCCGAGGAGGTCGGCGCCGATCGCGACCTGAGCGTCCGCACCGTCTCCGGCGGCTACCACGTCTACGAGGACGTGGCTGACCGCTACCTCGAGAACCTCGGTGTCGACACCGACGACGAGGACGACAAGGCCGAGGACGAGTCCACCGAGACCGAGAAGACGGTCGAGGAGGAGGAAGCTGAGGCCGCCGCCAAGGAGGCCGCCGACAAGGCTGCCGAGGAGAAGGAAGCCGCCGAGAAGGCAGCTGCCGAGAAGCTCGAGCCCCTCCCGGTCAGCGCCGACAACTCGCACGACGAGATCGACGCGTACGCCAACACGCTCGACCCCAAGGTCGAGTTCCCCGCCAACACGAACAAGGCCGACAAGATCGCCCTGCTCGAGAAGGCACGCACCCCCCAGGCTCCGGCCGCCGAGTAATCGACCCCGAGCACAGAATAGGAGCGGAAAATGGTATCCAAGCCCGGAAAGTCGATGGAGGGTCACACCATCCGTGCGACCTCGGTCGACGGCTGCGGTCGAGTGGTCTTCGGCGAGTCGTCGCAGGCCGTCTCCGAGGGCTTCATCTCGGTGGCATGGACGGCGAACACGACCGACATCGCCGAGATCGCCCAGGAGAATGCGCGCGGCCAGCGCTGCATCTACCGCCGCGCGAAGACGACACTCACCGGCTACACCGTCACGATCACGTTCTGCGAGGTTGACCCGGAACTGTTCTCGCTGATCACCGGTCAGCGGGTCTACCTCGACGCCAACGGCGACGCGGTCGGTTTCGCGATCAATACGGACGTCGACCTCGGCGACCGTGGCTTCGCGCTCGAGGTCTGGACGGGTTCCCCACCCTCGGAGGACGGGTGCACCAACCCGAACGCCGCGGGTCGCTGGGGCTACTTCCTGGCCCCGTTCCTGAAGGGCGGTCTCCTCGGGGACTACTCGGTCGAGAACGGCGCGATCAGCTTCACGATCCAGGGTGCCACCACCGAGGACGGCAACGCGTGGGGCGTCGGCCCGTACAACGTGATGCTGGGCGGGGCCAACCAGCCGGCACCGCTGAACACACCGCTGCTCGCGAAGGATCACAAGCTGCTGATCTGGGTCGAGGTCGCACCCCCGGAGGCGTTCTACGGCACGCGTCCGGTGCTCGACCCGTCGACCACGGCGATCAGCGCGCTGGTCGCGACGGAGGGCGCAGGCCCGACGGAAGCGGAGTTCGCCTTCACGGGCGGCACGGCGGACGGCCCGGTGTGGATCGACTTCGGCGACGGCCAGTGGGACTACGTTGCTGACGGCACCGACGGCTCCACCCACTCGTACGAGAAGAACGGCACCTACACGGCGCGCGCCTCCTCGAACGGGCTCACCTGGGTCACCACCTCGGTCATCATCCCTTTCGCCTGAGCCCCGGCACAGGGCTCGGGCATGGCCCCCTGGGTCATGGGCCACTAGGAAACGGCCCCGCCTGAGCTCTGCGCTCGGCGGGGCCGTTCCCCTTTTTCATCCCACGACTCTTCGGAGGAGACCATGCCGTACAACACACCGCTCCCGGCAGAGAACACCGACCCCTGGTACCAGGCGCTCGTCGTCGGGTTCATCGGCGGCCTCCGCACGTTCGTCAACGCACTCGAGACCACCGTCGGGCTGAAGTCGGACAAGACGTACGTCGACGGACAGCTCCTGCTCAAGGCTGACGCCGCGTCGACTGCTGCAGCACTCGCCGGCAAGATCGACGCCTCCACCCGCGGCGTGAACAACGGCGTGGCGACCCTCGGGCCCGACGGGAAGCTGCTGGACGCCCAACTGCCCGCTCTCGCGGTCAGTGAGTTCCTCGAGACATCGTCGAACCAGGCCGCGATGCTCGCGAAGATCGGACAGCGCGGCGACTGGACGATCCGAACCGATCTCGGCACGGTCTGGCTCATCACGGGCACGACGCCCACGCAGCTGTCGTCGTGGACCGAGATGGGCTACCCGACGGCGCCGATCACCACGGTGAACGGGAAGACCGGAGTCGTCGTGCTCTCGGCCGTCGATGTCGGCGCGCTCTCGACGACGGACTTCGACGCCTACGCGGCCGCCTCCCTGGCCTCCTTCGAGGCTCTCGAGAGCGTGGTGGCGACGAAGGCGGCGGCCGCCGACCTCACCTCGCTGCAGGGCACGGTCACGGCGCTGCAGAGCACCGTCAGCACGGTGGCCGGCGATGCCAACAACGCGTTCACCACGGCAACCAGTGCAGCAGCAGCCGCAGGGGATGCGCAGACTACGGCGACCAATGCCATCCCGAAGGCCAGCATCGTCGACGCGCTCAACGAGGTCGGCACCGTGCAGGCCGTGTTCATCCCGTTCGGCGGCACGGTCCCCGCGGGCACGCCGCCGTACACGCTCGTCATCGAAGCAACGGCCTGACCGTGGGCGACTGGGTTGGCGGAGGGGTCGTCACTCCGTACGGGTCTGCCTCAGGGGCAACGGCGACTGTTCCGCGCCCCGCCGTGGCGTACCAGGCGGGCGACGTCATCATCATCGGTCTGGGCGAGCAGGGCACGATCACGGGGACGACACCGATCACCCTGGACCCGGGCGTCGTGCGTATGGGAGGGCCGAACGCCCTCGGCGACCGCGCGCTGGGCCTGTTCCGCTATGTCGTCACCGATCCGGCGGCCGTGCCGGCGACCTTCACGTTCAGCGGCTTCAGCGCGGGCCGAGGCGTCGGGTTCTCCATCGTCCGTCGCGGCGTGGATCTCGACCACCTCGTGAACACCTCGCCGAAGTATTCGAACGGGGATCTCGAGGCGTTCACGACCGAGGGTGCGCCGTACATCTACATCGGCATGTGGAACGATCAGCGCACGACGCCGCGCTCTCACGTGCCGTCGGTGAAGCCAGCCATGACCGAGCTCACGAACCTGCAGAACACGCTCGACAACTCCACCGCAGGCTCGCGCACCGCGATCTGGGTCGGCTACCTCGAGGTGCCCGCGGGCGGCTCGCTCTCGCAGCCGGCAAAGTCTCTGACGTGGCCCGATGGCACCTCGAACCCCCGCGCGGTCAGCGCGGTGCTGCGCGACCTCCCCGAATCCACCGGGCCGATCGGCGTGCCGGTCAAGGAGGGGAACGGCGCGGCCGCGAAGCTCTCGTACCTCGACGGCGGCGCCACCCGGAAGGCGCCCACGCGCGCGGCAATCTGGCTGCCGGGGCACGCCGACGTCGAGGCGTTCCTGGCGAAGGCGGGCGCCACTGCCAGCCACCGCGGCGGCTCGCTGGTGAACCCCGAGTACGCGGAGATCTCCTACGATCGCTGTGTCTACCGGCGCTTCGACCCGCTCGAGATCTCCCTCGGGTGGACGAGCGACCTGGTGCCCTTCGGCCTCGGCGACGAGACTCTCGACCGCACGGCGGGCGTCTCCGGCGGCATTCTGCCGACGTCGATGGACTGGGCAACGCTCTCGTCCACGTACCGCAACGTGCTGCGTCCGATCGCGTCGGGCGTGACGCAGCCGTTCTACCGCCTCGAGGAGATGCTGGCGAAGTACGCGCCTCACCAGGTCGTGATGGTCGACCCCAAGTACGGGTTCAACACCCCGACCAAGGTGGCGCGCATGCTCGAGATCTGCGACGCCCTCGGCGGCCCGAACCGGATCATCGTGAAGTTCGACTCTCCGACGGGGTCCACCCTGCTCGTCGATCAGGCGAAGCTGAAGGGCTACGTCACGATGAACTACTGGGGCACCGAGGTCGAGAAGCTGACGACCCAGTATGGAGTCGACCGGTGGGATCTCCTCGGCATCCGCTACGACGCCGACCAGGCGTCCTACGACACGATCAACAGCTTTGGCAAGCCGGTCTGGGCCGCGGTCATCCCCGACCAGGCCGGCTACAACACGGCGCTCGCGCGCGGCGCCGACCTGATGATGATCGCGAACCCGAACGTCGTGACGCCGGTCCGCTGACCGGGTATCCTTCGGGGGGAGAGGAAGACCATGATCTGCTACCCGAGCGACACTGACTGGGGCTGCGCATTCGACCAGCAGAAGCTGGACGAGATGCGCAACGACCCGGAGACACTCCGCCAGATGAAGCTCGCGGAGGCGCGCGCCTGGTACTCCCTCGCCGCACTAACCGCCTACCAGCTGGGCGTGTGCCCGGAGGAGATCCGCCCCGTCGCGTCGCGGTGCGCCCCGGCGGGCTCGTGGATGTCGGCCGTCGTGGGCGGCGGCCACACGTCCGCGCTCCCGCTGCGCACCATCGGCGGCACTTTCACCCCGTACGTCACCGGCGGCACCTGGGTGAACGCCTGCGGTTGCGGCCCCACCGGCTGCAGCTGCAGCGACCGGCGTGACCTGATCCTCCCGGGCCCGGTCGGGGCGATCGAGAAGATCCAGATCGGCACGCAGGTGATCGACCCGTCGCGCTACCGCGTCGACAACGGGAACATCCTCGTCTCCACCGACCCCGACCTGCTCTGGCCGCTCGCGCAGGACATCTACGCTGAGCCGGGCGCGGAGGGCACCTTCGTCGTGACCTACTACCGCGGCATGGCGCCGAACGAGCTCACGCGCTCGGCAGCCGGCGCCCTCGCGGCCGAGTATTTCAAGCTGTGCCGCGGCTCCGGGAAGGACTGCCGCTTCCCCCGGAAGCTGAAGACCGTCACCCGCGGCTCGGCGACCTACGAGATCGACACCACGCTGTTCGAGAACGGGCTGACCGGCCTGCCCGAGGCGGACTTCGTGATCAACACGCTGAACCCCTACCGTGCGAAGTCGCGTCCGCGCGTCATCTCTCCTGACGCGGGTCGCCGTACCCGCCAGACCACCTACCGAGGCTACTGATGGCTGGCGTCGACATCACCGAAGACCTGCGGATCTACCCGATCCTCGCCGAGCTCAACGCCTGCCTGTGCGCGGCGCTCGGGGATGGCTCGCCTTGCTTCTGCGGCGTCCTCGTCGGCCCCGACACTCCCGTCGAGTACGTCGGCGAGTGCGAGGACGGCGACGGGGAGGCGTCCTGCGGCGCCGCGTACGTGAGCCTGACTGGGGCCTACCAGACGGAGCGCTTCCCTGAGCCCCTCCAGTACCCGACCTGCAACGCGGTCATGGCGTACAACATCTCCGTCGGCGTGCTCCGCTGCACACCCATCGGCGAGGAGGACGGTGGCCCGATCTCCCCCGAGGAGCTCGAGCGCATCACACTGCGCGCGCTCAGCGACATGAAGGCGATCCGCCAGGCGATCCAGTGCTGCTTCATGCGCGCGTTCCCGAAGGTGAAGGTCGTCATGGGCGTCTTCACCCCGATCCCGAGCGAGGGTGGCGTCGTCGGCGGCGAGTGGCCCATCATCGTCCGGGAAGACATCGAGGTCTGACATGGCCTACAAGGTCACGATCTACGAGAACCGGTGGGCGGCTATCATCCAGACCGGCGACGGGAACCGCTGGCTGAAGTCCAAGGCCGATACGATCAAGCATCGGGCGATCATCATCGCCCCCCGACGGACGGGGCGCCTCGCCGCCAGCCACCGCACAGTGCAGGAGCGCAGCCGGCGGGGTCGCTTCCAGTCGGGGTGGCGCGTCGAGGCTGCAGCACCGTACGCCGCGTACGTCCACCAGGGCACCGGTATCCACGGGCCGGGTGGCCGCGGCATGATCATTCGCCGCATGTCCATCCCGGCGTACGGACATGGCCCCGGTTTCTTCGGGTCGGGCCGCAGGGTCATCCGCCGCAGTCGGGGTCAGCGTTCGCAGCCGTGGCTCGAGCAGGCTGCCCGCCAGGTCATCTGAGTGTAGTCTTTCCGCTATACCCAATCGGAAGGAGAGCGCCGTGGCAAAGATGGCGTTTCAGGCAGCAGCCAAGGCCCAGCTGGACGACGAGGAGCGCGCAGCGCTGAAGAATCAGGAGCCCTGGTTCGAGTTCTCGCTCCTCGGTCAGGACTTCATCGTCCGCGAGAAGCCCACCACCGCGCAGGCTGCAGTGCTGCTCGCCGGCATGGCCGACGGCAGTGCCGAGTTCTACGCAGGCGTCCTCAACTACCTCGAGGCAATCGTCGAAGACGGGCGAGCGCGGGTTATTCGTCGCTTCCTGTCATCGAACCAGATCACCTGGGGCCTGGTGTGGGGAGGTGATGACCAGAACGAGAAGGGTATCGTCGACACCATTATCGGGCTGGCGTCGGCAAACCCTACGGTCGAGCCAAACGGCTCATCGAACTCGCAGCGCGCCACTGGCCCGCGATCGACGGGGCGCTCGCCGGGCAAGGGATCGACCCTCTCCGAGACCTGAGTCTCCGGCAGTTCCTCAACTACATCTACACCTGGTACGTCGATCGCCTGGTCCGCCTTGAGAACGGGCCAGAGATCGCGACACGTTGGATCGAGTGGCTCGATAGTCCATACTGGTCGAATACGCCAGCCGCTAAGGCGGCGATCCACCAGCGTCAGGCCGAGAAGTTCGAGGACGCAATGAAGGACGACTAGGAGCCAGCATGGCGGAGACGGTCGGCCGGGTCGATTTCATCGCCGGCCTTGACGGCACTGTCGCTGTCAACGAGTCGCGCCGTGTCGGGGATCAGATCGGCCGCGAGGGCGAAAAGGCGGGGGCTGGGTTCGGGGACAACTTCGACCGCGAACTCACCCCCCGCATGCGCCTCGCGGGGGACAGGGCCGCGAAGGCGATCACCGCGGGACTCGGCAAGATCGACACCGCAGGTTTCTCGAAGGCCATCGGACGCCTCGAGTCGAGCATGGGTGACTCCATGTCCCGGATGTCCGACGACACTGAGCGCTTCCGCCTCATCTTCGACGATCTGAGCACGGACGTCGTCCGCCGCTCCACTGACATCGCACGCGTATCCAAAGAGGTCGACTTCGGTCGCTGGAGCGAGGATGCCGGCACCTTCCGGCAGGTCTTCCGCGAGCTCGAAGGCGACGTCGACAGGCTCTCAAACTCCGCAGGGCAGAACACGCTCGTCTGGCACGAGAACCAGCGGGCGATCGAGGCAATGACCGACAGTCTCGGCGGCGCGGGTCGCGGTGGCGACGGCGTCGCCGACAGCTTCCGCAACGTCGGCGACGAGGGTGGCGACGGGTTCCGTCGGGCCGCCGCTGGACTGCGGAACCTGTGGGACAGCATCGATGCCGGCGAACCCGGCATCCGCAAGCTCAATATCAGCTGGTCGGATCTCAGCCACAACACGAAGCAGTGGACGCTGATCATCGGCGCCGTCATGGCGGGCATGCAGGATCTCGCCGCCCTCTCATCGGCCGCGGGTGCCGGTGTCTTCGCGCTCGGCGGCGCCCTCTCTGCCGCTGTGCTCGGGGGTGGCGCTGCTGTCGCCGTGTTCTCCGTCCTCGCAAAGGACATCTCCGAGCTCCCCCCGGAACTGCAGCGCACCGCCGTCCAGTTCAAGGCCCTCGGCACCGAGCTCAGGGGAACCCGCGACATCATCGCGTCCTCCGCGATCCAGCAGATGCCCAACACCTTCGCGAAGCTGCGCGGCACGGTGCAGGGGCTCAACCCCGCATTCGCAGCGCTCGGCACCTCCGTCGGCATGGTCTTCGACGACATGGCCGACGGACTCCGCCAGGGAACCCCCGGATTCCGCGAGCTCAACGGGCTCGTTCTGAATGCCTCGCAGGACTTCCCGGCGCTCGCCGCTGCTACGGGCACCTGGGCCACGGCACTGATGCGCGGACTGAACAATGCGAACCCGATGGTCGATCAGCTGATCGGTTACGTGCAGGAGCTCGGCAACCGGTTCGACGCTTTCACCCAGTCGGACTCCTTCGACCAGTGGATCGCAAACTCGATGGCGACCTTCACCGACTTCGGAGAACTCCTCGATGCCACGGGCCGGGCACTCAACGATCTCGTCACCCCGGCGGCGATCGCGCGCACGCAGGAGTTCCTGGACAACCTGACCGCGTTCATGCCGAACCTCTCTCTGCTGCTCGACGTGCTCGGCCGGCTCGACGTCTTCGGCCTCGCTGCGCAGGCACTCAGCGAGTTCGGGACTGCGCTGGAGCCGCTCTCCGCTCCGGCACAGGATCTCGCCGACGCACTGAATGATGTCTCGAGCATCCTGATCAGCGAACTCGCGACCGCACTGGGAGTTGTTGCCACCCTGATCTCTCCCGTCGTGCAGGGGTTTGCAGACTTCGTCGACGCGATCCCTCCGGGAGTGCTGGCAGGGATCGCCACCGGTGTGATCGGGGTCGCTACCGCCTTCCAGCTGCTCCGCGGCGTGCAGGGCATCGCGGGCGCCGCGAACGCTGCCGTCATCGCGGCAGGGGACTTCGGTACTCTCGCTGGCGCGACGGGCCGCGTGGAAGGCGTCGCGGGCAAGCTCGCCACAGGTCTCGGCAAGTTCGCTGGCGCCGCCGGTATCTTCGGCCTCGCGGCGAGCGGGGCGTTCATCCTTGTCGACGCACTCGGCCAGGCGGCGCACGAGATGGCGAACCTCGACGACATCGCAGCCCGGTCGCTCGAGTCGAACAAGTCGCTCACGGCGACCGTCACCGAGATGTCGTCGTCCTGGAGCCTGCTCGGCGGAGAGATGACGAACACGTGGGACGACGTGCTCAACAACCTCGATGGCTTCGACGCTTTCTGGTCAGGCTTCGTCCCGAACTTCGGCGGCGGACTGGAGGACATCTTCACGGACGTCTCGGAGCTCAACCGCACCCTCACCGAGCTCGACGCGCCCCTGGCCGCGCTCGCACAGGTGAGCCTCCCGGATGCCGCAGCGAAGTTCTCCGCGTGGATGACGGAGATCGGGGCGACGGACGCGCAGATCGCCACGGTGATCAGTCGGATGCCGGAGTTCGAGAGCCAGATCCGACGGTCGATCGAGGCGTCGGGCGGTTTCGCCACCGAGACCAACATCCTCACGGCGGCTCTCACGGGTTCGACGACCGCGATGGACGGGAACACCGCGCAGCAGGCGCAGATGGTGGGTCAGGGCACAGTGCTGATCGACACCACCAACCAGATGTCACAGACGATCCGTCAGTACACCGACAAGAATCTCGCTGCACGCGACGCGTCGCGAGGGTTCGAGCAGGCCACAGACGACCTCTCGGCGAGCATCGCGACGAACGGAAACACCCTCGACCGGACGACGGAGCAGGGCCGCAACAACGAGCGCGCCGTCGACGACCTGGCCGCAGCGACCCTCCGCTACTCGGACGAGACACTGAAGAACACCGGCAACCAGGAGAAGGCGAACGCGGTCATTGCGGATGGGCGCCAGCGTCTCATCGAGCAGCTGGACGCATTCGGGATCACGGGTGACGAGGCGGAAGCATACGCCGACAGCCTCGGCCTCATCGTGCCCACCGTGAGCACGCAGGTGAACACGCCGGGCCTGTCATCGGCGTGGGACAACGCCCGCGCCTACGAGAACCAGATCCGCGACATCCCTACATCGTGGAGCACCACGGTCACGACCTACTACCGGCAGGTGGGAGAGAACTTCCCCAAGACCGCGACGGGTGGAACCTTCTACGGCGCCCAGGCCCGCATCATCGGCGAGGCTGGCCCGGAGGCTGTCGTCCCGCTGAACCGGCCGCTCAACCAGGTCGACCCGTCGGTGCGCGAACTGTCGGCGATCGCGCAGGGGTTGGCGCTCCCGCCGATGGCAGCAGGTGGAGTGGTCGGTGGCGCACCACAGACCATCGTGAATTTCAACGCAGGCGCTATCGTGGTCGAAGCAGCCGACGATCCTCGGCAGACAGCCTATGATGTGCTGGACGTGGTTGCGGAGAAGATCTCAAGCTAGGAGCCGGCATGACGTACGAGGGTTTCCTCTCTGTGGGGGGCGTCGAAGTCGTCAACACCGAACGGGCTCGTGGCTATGCCGCCTCGGCCGGCTGCCCCTCCTACGTGGTCAGCGCGGACGTCTGCGAGGGGCTCCGCGATGCGCTCGCCAGTGAGCCGTACGTTCACGGCAACATCGCGACGGCGCCCTGGTACGACCGCTCCCTCGCCGATCTGTCGGGGCGCTTCTACGGAGCCGTCGGCCTGAGCATCACGGGCGTCACCGACTCGACGCGCACGTTCTCGCGCACGGAGGGCGTCACCAACGGCGGCACGAACGGGCGCTCGCGCAAGGGGATGCGCTCACTCCGCGTCACCGCCACGCTCCTCGCCAGCGGCGACGACGCCCTCGACTACGGCTCCCAGTGGCTGAGCTCGGTCTTCGATGGCGGCTGCGGACAGCACGCTGACGCCTGCGACATGACGGATGCCGAGTTCCTGGCGACGTGCCCGATCCCGCGCGACCCGGGGGTCTTGCTCGAGGAGTACAGCGCCTATGTCGACGGGCTCCGCCGCTACGTGCACGACGTCGCCATCTCGGGCCCGCTGACCGTGCAGGAGCTCGCCTTCGACGGCGAGTTCGTCGGGCGCACGGTCGAGTTCACGATCTCGTCGGAGCGCGCCTGGGTGTACGGGAGGCTGAAGCAGCTGACCCTGGCCCCGTCGCTGCCGACGGTCATGGAAGACACCCCATTCAACCGCGTGCCGTACCCCAGTGCAGAGCTCGGCGCCGGGAGCATCGTCGTGGCGACGAACCTCTCGGCGAACCCGAGTGTCGAGGCGAGCGATGCGGGATGGCTAGGTAGCGCTGCGATCATCTCGGGAGCCAGTCCCATCCCATTCATTACGGGGGGTCGCACGACGGAGATCGCCGCCGTCGGCGCAGCGAGCTACCGGCGGCGCATCCTCGGGGATGGCACCACGGCAGTTTCTGCCGCAGTCACCGATCTGGCCGCTTACCAGGATGTCGCCATCCCCGCGGGCTCAAGTCGTCGAATCTCACTGAATATGTGGACTGCGTGCCTCGTGCTTGCAGGGCAGGCGCCAGGGACGGCGGTGCAGTCTCTGGTTGCGCGTTATCAGTTCCTCACAGGGAGTACACCCCTGGATGCACCGGTCGTTTTCGGGACGGCAGAGCCAGGAGAGCTTTCGGGTAACGCCTACTCGGTCGCCGGGATCGCCGTACCTGCCGCTGCGACAGGAGTGCGTATGAGCGCTGTTGCGCGCGTAACCTGGACGTCGACATCCGCGGCCGGCCAGAACTCGGACGTTCGACTGTTCGTCGATGCCCTGCAGGTGAGCATCCCATGACCCTGAAGGGGACCCTCTGATGGTTCGGATCGCAGAAGCGCGCATCGGCGCTACCGGCACGATGTGGATCGACGACGACGGCGTCAACATCCGCTACGGGCTGGATCAGTCTGACGGCTCGACGAACATCCAGAGCCCCGGCAAGGACTGGGCTCTCACGCTGAACGGCGTGAACAACAGCGGCAAGTTCACCTGGCCGGCTGGCGGCGGCTCTCGTGTGATCGCCGGCCCCGGCGTGGCGAACGGCAGCCAGACGGTCATGTTCTCGATCGGCGACACGGACACGCGAGGCTTCGGCACTGGCGGCACGATCTACGGCACGGTGAACCGCGCCCGAGTCCCCAATGCGCCGACGCCGGCCACCTTCTCGAACGTCACCAACAACTCGATGCGAGTGGCGTGGACTCTCGCTGGCGACGGAGGATCTCCGTACGACCAGATCCTGCTGCGCCGATCGACGGACCCGAACTTCGGCAGCTACGTCGACTTCCCGCTCGCCGCCAACGCGACCGCCTACAACGCCACGGGGCTCGCGAGCAACACGCTCTACTACTGGCGCGTCTTCGCGCACAATGCCGTCGGCTTCAGCCTCCCCAGTGGAACCACCTCTCGGCGCACCGCGAGCGCGCCTGCTGCGCCGGGAACGCCGTCCGCCAGCAGCATCACCCCGAGCTCCATGACGCTGTCGTGGACGCTCCCCGCCGACGGCGGCATGCCACTGAATCAGATCCTGCTGCGCCGCTCGCTCACTGCAGACTTCGCCTCCTTCACCGACATCCCGCTCGCGGCGAACGCCACCAGCTACAACGCCACCGGCCTCGCGCCGGGAACCGGATACCACTGGCGTGTCTACGCGCGCAACGTCGTCGGGTATGGGCCGGCCAGTGGCACCCGCTCGGCCAGCACGACAGGTGCACCCGCTCCCGGCTTCTCGATCACGCGCACGGACACGACATCGACGGCGTCACTCACTGTGCCGTCAGGGACGACGGGCTTCTCATACTTCACGCTGCAGCGCAGGGTTGTGAACCAGTCCGCGATCGGAACGACGGACTCTGCCGCAAGCCCGATCGTCACCACTGGGCTCTCGGCGACCACTCGGTATGAGTGGCGCGCATCCGCCGTCTTCGGCACCTACCGCTCGCCGTGGACAGACTGGGTGTCGACGCCTGCTGCGCCCACCACGCCGTCCGCGTCAGAGGTGACCCCGGTCTCGATGAAGCTGTCGTGGACGAAGCCTTTCGACTATGGCGGCCGGCTGATCACGCAGATGGTGCTGCGCTACGCGCCGGCATCAAACCCTTCGGCGTACACCGATGTCACGGTGGGGGCGAACACCACCTCGGCCACCATCGGCGGCCTGACGCCGGGCACCGCGTACCAGTGGTCCGTCCTCGCTCGCAACAGCGTGGGTCTCAGTGTGCCGAGCGCCGTACGCACGCAGTCCACCCTCCCGGCGGGGGCGCCGGGCCTCACGGTCACCGCCGCCACCTCGGGCGTCTCGAGCTCGGCCGCGATCACGCCTCCTGGCGGAGCATCCGGCTTCACGAAGTTCACCCTGCAGCGGCGCCGCGTCGGCACGTCGACGGTGACCACTCTCGAGTCGACCGCCAGCCCGATCGCGAGCTCCAACCTCAACCCCGGCACGCGGTACGAATATCGCGCATCCGCCTGGTACGGCGAATACCAGTCCCCGTGGACGAACTGGATCGGCGTCACGCAGCCGAACCCGAATACCGACCCCGGTAGCTACTTCGACGGGGCGACACTCAACACGCCCGTCACCGCCTACAACTGGACGGGCACCGCGGGGCTGTCCACCACCCAGGCGACAGCGGCCGTTCCGACGGGATGGCGGACGTTCGCGCAGTCGGCGGGCTCCGGGGGTACTGGCGCCGTGTTCCGCGCTCTGGGCGGCCGCGCCGGCTCGTACTCTGCGCGCGCCCAGTTCTTCACGGATGCCACCGGCGCGGGCTTCGCGTTCGGCACGGGCGACTCGCTGGCCTCGCTCGCCGACGTGGGCGAGAACGTCGAGTACGTCGGTTCGATCCACGCATGGCCGAGCCGATCGCAGCGCCTGCGCGCGGTCTTCCTCTGGTGGACTGACGCCGGCGTCTTCATCTCCTCGAGCCTCGGCGACGCGCAGGTCGTGAACACCGGGGCATGGAAGCGTCTCGTGCTCACTGCGACGTCGCCCGTCGGCGCACGCAAGGCGGGCATCGCTGTGCAGGATGTCGCCGGTGATGGCTGGTCAGTGTGGAAGGGCGGCGAGTGGCTGCAGCTGGATGCCGCGATGATCTCGGCACAGTCGCTGTACCCGTACTTCGACGGCAGCACCGCGGACACGGCGCAGTTCAGCTATGAGTGGGTCGGCCCGACCGGCGCCTCTGCGTCGCTGCGGCGCGAGGTCGAGCAGGCGGATCTCGATCCTCTGCTCGACCCGGACTGCCCGGTCGTGCCGGTCGCGCCCGAAGCACCGAACATCATCACCAGCTGCATCGACGACATCGGGACGTGGCGCCGATACTGGGCCGCCATTCCCGAGGAGGAAGTCTTCGACTGGCTCGACGTCGTGCCGACCCTCACGATCACCACGGCGACGGCGGCGGCACGGCAGGTACGGATCCGGTTCTACCAGAACCCCGACAACCTGGCGCCACAGGAGGCGATGGGGCTCCCGTTCGAGTCCGAGCAGGTCATCACGTACATCCCCCCGCGCACGGTCATCACGCTCGACGGCGTCAGCGAGTCCGTCTGGGCGTCGGTGGACGGCGCGGCCGAGGCGAGCGCGGATCATCTGCTCGTCGGCACTGGCGGCGTCCCGGCCTCCTGGCCGGTACTCTCGTGTGGCAGCGCCTACCTCGTCAGCTTCGACGTCCCCCTGGACGCACCCGATGGCAACGTGGTCATCGGCGCCGCCCTGACCACGAGGATGATGTAATGCCCACCCGCACCTGCAGCCTCCACCACGCCATGATCTTCGACCGTGGCGGGATGACCCCGCTGGGCGAGGTGAAGCGCCTGTCGAAGGTGGAGTGGAACCGCGACCGCGATGGCGTCTCCGAGGCGGACATCACGATCGACGGCTTCCGCAACTGCGGCATCCAGCGCCGCGTCACCAACAAGGCATCCGAGAAGCGGCACGAGCTCGTGATCTTCCGCGACAAGGAGCGCGTGTGGGAGGGGCCGATCTACCGCATCTCTGACCTGGGGTCACGGATCGAGATCAACGCGCGCGACGTCGGCTCCTACCTGTTCGAGACGCCTGTCACGAAGGACTACGACAACCGCAAGAACGTCATCGCGATGACCACCCGAATCGCGAACATCATCGCGTACGAGCTCTCGAACTCGCGGGTTGGCCGGAAGGTCGGGGGTGGCACGATCACCGTCCCCGGCTGGGAGACGCTGTCGCCGCCGGCGAACATCCTGCCGTTTCTCGACGTGCGCCACTTCCCGAACGAGGCGAAGTCCGCGGCGTACACGCGCGCGTTCTCGACCACGGTCGGGCTGCTGCTCGCGAATGCAGCACGCCAGGGCGGCATCGACTACACCACCGTCGGCCGCCGCATCGTGCTGTGGGACACGTCCCGCTGGATCGGCGAGACCCGCACGCTGACCGAGGCGGACTTCTACGGCAACGTGGTCGTCACCGGGTATGGCGCAGACCACACGCAGGGGGCGATCAGCGCGGGCATGGAGGGCACGTACGGGGAGGCGATCAACCCCGACGGCCTGGACTTCTACGGCCCGTGGACGAAGATATACCCGGCCTACAACGAGGAGGGGTCCGACGCCCCCACGGTGGGCGCGCTGAACTCTCAGGCCGCCCGCAACGTCTCGGGCCGCTCGCCGGTGCCGGTCGAGGTGCGCGTCCCGGACAACTCGAGCATCCGCCTCAGCGAGGGGCTGCAGCTGAAGCACCTCGTCCCGGGCACTCGTGTCCCCCTGCTGGCGCGGCTCAACACGCGGCCGCGGAACCAGATGCAGAAGCTCGACCACCTGACTGTGACGGAGACCTCCGAAGGTGAGGACGTCAAGGTGACGTTGAGCCCGGCCACGCGTGCCGACTCCGACGAGGTGACCCCCTGATGGGCGGGCCCACGCCGCGCAGTGCACTCAGCCTCGGCAAGAGCGTCGAGGAGCGCCTCACGATCCTCGAGCTCCGCCAGTGGATCGCCCCGGAGCGGCTGGCAGGGGTGCTCGGCAGTGTCGCGGACGTGAACGAGCCCGCAGGATCCGGCTGGTTCCGCACAGACGCCGGCGCGCTCAACAATCCGTCGCCTGGGGTCGTCTACATCATCGAGCAGTACGAGCTCGACAGCACGACCCGCTACCAGCTGGCGCACCGCATCGGCTCACCCGCATCGCAGATCTTCACGGAGCGCTGGGCGCGCACGCGCACGGCGAATGGTGGATGGACCGCCTGGCGGCTGCTCAGCCTGCCCACGACGTCGTTCGCCCCAGTGGGCAGCGGAATCACCATCGGGAACGGCACGATCACCGGCCAGTACAGCGTGGCTGATGGCATGCTGACGGGCCGCATCGTCGCCTCTCTCGGGTCGACGTCGAGTGTGAGCGGCGACCTGAATTTCGAGAACCCCCCGGTCCCGTATACAGGCTCGACGCGCTCAGGCGGCCTGGCCCGCTTCATAGATTCGTCAGCAGGGACGGCCTACCCGGCGACCGTGCTGATCAATTCCAGTCGCCTCTACGCGAGGCCAATGGTCACGACGAGCGCGGCCGCGGGAACGCCGATCTGGACTCGCGAGGCAAATACCGGCGCATCCGCGCCGTTCACGTGGGCCGTCGGCGATTCCATCGTCATCGACTTCGACTACCCCATCATCTAGAGGAGCACATCATGTCCGCAGCACAGGTTCTCTCGATCATCGCCAGCCTTCACGGCGGCCACAACGGCGAGGTTCGCGACCGCCAGATCGGCGTCGAGATCACCAGCGATACCACGGCGATCTACTCGCTCATCCACTGGAACACTGAGGCTGACGCCCCGGTCGTTCCGCGCGTCGAGGAGCGGTACGCCCTGACGCTCGTCCCACTGCCGGATCTGCCGCCCGTTGATCCCGAGGAGACGGCTGCTCGGGGCGACGAGCCGACACCTCTGGATTAGGCCAGGGGCGGATACAATTCGAGCACTGGGGTGGGCCATTCGGCTCACCCTTTTGCGTGAGGAGGGGGTGCGATGGACTGGTTCATCGTTGCGATGGTCGGCTTCAGAGTGCTCGCCGAGGTGGGCGGTGGCGGCGACGGCGGCGGGTCGCCCAGCCTGAACGTGGACCTCCTCGACCTGCAGTGGTGGCAGGTCGTCGTTGGTCTCCTTGGCGTCGTGGGCTTCAGCCCCGCCCCGTGGATCTTGGGCCTCGCCACGAACAAGCTGCAGTTCACCTCGACCGCCGATGCGAACTACGCACTGCGCGCGCAAGAGATGCGCGAGAACTTCGACGCCCTGGCCGCAGAGAAGGACAGGGCGTACGCTGTGCTCGAAGCCACAGTCACGAAGACAGAACAGGCTGGGGCGCTCGACAGGCAGACGGCGGCGACCGCAACGGAGGCGCTCGCCGAGTCGACGGAGGTCACGAAGATGGCGATCCACGTAGTCCAGGAGCTCCGTCAGGCAGCCCAGGAGGTGAGTCCCCATGTCGACTGAAGACCCGGAGCGCGCCGAGCAGAGGGCAGAGAAGAATCTCGAGGCGGCCATCACCCGCGCGCGCACTGGCGCCGTCGCGGTGAGAAACTGGCAGTCAGTGCTCTCGGAGTTCAAGGGCATGTACGAGGAGAACGGCTTCGGCCGCGACGTCAAGCTGATCTTCATGCAAACCGTGAGAGAGAGTTAGAGCCATGCCAGAGTGGGCCGCCACAGTGCAGACGAGCGATTGGATCCTGTTCGCCATCGCGATCGCACTGCTGATCTTCACCGTCGATTACGGCGGCTTCACCCCGTGGTGGAAGTCTCCTCTCGGCTGGATCATCTTCGGCTACGGCCTGAGCATGGTGATGTTCACGGGCCTGATTCTGTACGCCGTCATCACTGGCGAGCGTGCACCGGAGGTGGTCCGCATCCCGGTGATGATCTTCGTGCTGACGATGATCGTCGGCAAGGAGGTCATGCTGCAGACACTTCGACGCGAGGGGCGTATCGAACGTCGACGACTGCGTCAAGCGGAAGACCAGGTATCCTCAGCTTCGACCGCACCCACACTGGAAGGACACACCACCATGACGGAGATCTCCCCCACCGTCGACGAGATCAAGGACGTCTCGACGATCTGGTTCCGCACGCAGCGCGCCCTGCGCACCGCGTTCTCGACCTTCATCACCATCCTGCCGCTCGCCCCCCAGGTCATCGCGATCGTGAACGGGCAGTGGGAGAGCGAGTTCCTCATCGCCGTCGGCATCCAGGCCGTCGCGCTGAACGCCGTCGTCTCGCGCATCATGGCGATCCCGACCGTGAACGCGTTCCTCGCGAAGTGGCTGAACCTCGGCTCGATCCCGAAGCAGAACATCCGCGCCGAGATCAACCCGTTGAGCGGGAACATGGTCGTCGCTGTGCTGCCTGACACGAAGGCACTGAAGTGAGCGGCGTGGACGAGGGGGAGATCGGCTCGGTTCCGTCCCCCATTCCCGACAACGATCTGGACGACGTCGATGGGCGTTGACGGGCGCGCGGCCGCGCAGGCGATGCTGCGCTTTGGCACGTGGCGCAAGGGGCACTGCCTCGAGGCGGTGTGGGCCGCGTTCAAGGCGGTCGGCGCGCGCGCCACGACCACGGCGCCGACGGCGACCGTCGGCTGGGAGCGCTCGGCCGGCAAGCACCACGGCGACCGCAACCCTCCTGCCGGCGTGCCGGTCTGGTGGGGCCCGAAGCGCTCGAGCGCTGCCGGCGACGTCGTCATCTCTCTCGGCGGCGGCAGGGTCGTCGCGACCGACTGGCCCTACAACGGGGTCATCGGCATCACCACGATCGACGCGCGTGAGCGCCAGATCGGACGCCCCTACCTGGGCTGGACCGAGGAGATCCTCGGTCAGCCTGTCGACTTCGATCGCCCCGGCACCGGCTCGGGCGACCTCTACCCCACACGACCTGTCTCCGAGGAGGACGACACCATGCTCGCTCTGCGTATCAACGGCATCCACCTGGCAACCCTGGACGTCGGCACGTTCAGCCACATGATCAAGTCCGACAACCCGGAGCGGATCAAGGACATCGTGCGCGGCGATGACCGCTGGACCGACACGACCACGAGCGAGCTCCCGGTGCTCCTGCGCCGCTTCGGCTGCGACCTGAACATCTGGGACATCCGCGACGGCAAGTTCGTCGTGCTCGACCCTCTCGACAACTCGATCAAGGAGGGCAACACGTGGTCTGTCGACAACGCCCAGCGCTCGACGCTCGAGCGCATCGAGGTCACGTCGGCGGAGACGCGGCGCTACGTGGAGAAGCTGGCGAAGATCCCCTCGGCGGCCTGAGCCCCGGGCACGGAAAAGCCCCCCACCGGTAACGAATCCGGTGGGGGGCTTTCTGTCTGACTCCCGAGATCACCCTAGCGGCATGCGGTGGATCTCGTCGATGATCGGCTCGCCGCTCTCGGGGCCGCGGATCTCGTCGACGATGCGCTTCACGGTGGCGCGTCCTGACTGCTTCCCGCCAACGAGGGCCAGGGGCGTGCCGGTGAGCGCAGCGATCGCGAGCTCGCGCTGCCAGGGCGTGAGTTCGAGGCCCATTCTGACGGCCATATCGTCCACACTCTGTGCGGCCTCCTGCTGCGATCTGACGGCCTCGACCCCCGACTGGCTAGGGTGACCTACCCCCGGGTCGATTCCGATGAGGGTGGTGCCGTCGGGCTGCTGCGCGAAGGCAATGCTCCCCGAGGGCATAGTCCACACCTCGGTGACCATCACCATCGACTTCGCAGCCCGTTCCGCAGCGCGCCCCAAGGGCAGTATCGCCTTCCCCATCCTGAGGAAGGCAGGGGTGACATCCCCCCACTTCCGACGGAACTTGCGGATGCGACGACCCTCATGACGGCGTCGACTTGCTCTTGCCCCCATCTTCACTACCTCCTCGTTCTCGTGCGGCCCGTACGGCGGCCGCGGCTTCCTCGCGTGCTGTGCCGCGCGCCAGGGTGGCGGCGGCGTTGCGGTGCTGGATCTCGGAGATGACCGCCTGCCCTTTCGGGAGGAGGCGGAATCTCGTCGGCACCGCGGGTGCGGTCTTGCTCGGCTTCACCCAGTCGATCGCCTCGGCCGACCCGTCCTTGCGCTCGTAGAGCTCGCGGACGGTCGGCGTCGGCTCCCCGTCGGGGTGGTGGTGCTCGATCACCCGAGCAGTCCAGCCTTGCGCAACACCGCCTCAGCGAGAGACACCCGCTGGAAGGTGGCCGGGTCGCCACCCTGGTCGGGGTGTGCGGCACGCTGAGCGAGGCGCAGAATCGACCGCGGCTCACCGAGTCGACTCACGTCAGCGATCAGCGCGAGCCACTCAAGAGCCTCGTCCACGTTCACGAATCCTGCGGGCGCCGCGGTGGCCTCGATCGCCAGGAACCCGCGGTACTGCTCACGGTGCTGCGTCGTGCCGTAGCGGTCAACCTTCCGCAGCGCCTCGAGCGACAGGACGACGGCCCGCAGGTTGTCCTCCCAGGTGGTGAACGTGTCGCACGGGTACGACACGCGCCCGAGTTTCGGGATCTCGAACGAGAGGATCACGCCGGGGTGGTCGGCGATCGCGTTCGAGTACGGGCGTCCGTCGCGGCGGAACTTCGCCGGGTCGATCGCGACGAGAAGCTCGGCGTCCTTCGCGGCGACGGCGCGGAGCTCCGTGTCGAGTTCACTGAGCGTGGTGGTGAGCTTCACCGGCTTCCCGCCATAGCGGAAGGGGGCGGAGCGCCGGGAGCGCGTGTGCGCCCCCGGCCACTCCCTGATCGGGCCAACTGTCAGCCGGTCGGGCCACTCAGACATGACCATCTCGTCTCGCCTGGGCAATCGCGCGACGATCGCGGCGCTTCCGCCATCGCTTCACGGCGTTCGGCTCGACCTCGAAGCGGTAGACGCCGCTGAAGTACGAGATGCTGCGGTAGTTCCCGCTGAGGATCGCCATGATCAGGTCGACCTTCAGCGCCCAGGGCATCGGCTCAGGCATCGTGTCTCCTTCCGGGAGGGTTAGGACTGGCTCGCAGGCGTGTTGCCGGCGAACTTCGTGCGGACGGCGAGGCACCGGGCCCGGAACTGCGGGTCGGCGTCGTACTGGTTCTGACGCAGCTTGTCGCGGTTCCCCATCCGGTCGAAGAACAGCCCCGGTCGGCGCGGATCCTCGTTCTCGAGCGGCACGTAAAGACTGCCGTCGGGGAGCGTGATGGGCTCCTCGCTGGGCGCGGCGGGTGCCGGCTTGTCGAGGAGGGGGGCGACGCGCGGGCCGCGCATGAGCCTGGCCCTCGCTTCCTCCTGCTCGGGGGTCGGGTTGTGCACCACCTGCTGCTCGCTGAAGGCGGGCTCGAAGACGACGCGGCCGAGACCCGGGTTCACCGGCTGCTCCTGCTCCTCGGGGCGGGGGTGGCGAGCATCCTCATCGCGAGGCATCTCGGCGGCGAAGCGGTTGAGCTCGGCCACCTGCTCCGCGGTCATCGTCGCGGCGACGTCCTGGATCAGCTGATCGCGGTGCGCCTGCTGCTCAGCGTGGTACTGCGCTGCACGCTCAGCATCCACGCCTTCGAGTGGGGTGATTCGGCGAGGGTCGGCCTCCCAGGCGGCGGCGCTCTGACGGAGCCCCGCCTCGTGCGCCTCCTGCACCGCGTGCTGGTCGTGACCATCGCCCGGCTCGGAAGCGTACTCGCCCTCGTGGAACTCTGGACCGTTCTGCGGGGCCAGGTCGTCACCAGAATCGCCGGGGTAGTCGCCCTCCGAGGCGGTGGCTTCAACGGGGACATCCGCCTCGGAGGGGGTCTTGGGGTACTCGTGGTTCAGGATCGCGTCGATGGCGTCGTCCTTGCGGAGCCCCTTGAGTTCGATGCCCGTCATCTCGTGCGCCATCTTGCGCACGACCGGGGCACCGGTCTTCGCGAGCGCCTTGTACCGCTGCTCGCGCGTCATCGTCGGAGCGGGCGCCTGTGGCTGATCCGTGGGCACTTCGGTCGGCTCCGTGTCCACCGGAGCCGCAGATGTATCCACCTGGGGCGCATCTGTGTGCACAACAGCGGCCGCGCGTGCGCGCTCCGCCTCGATCTCGGCCTGCAGATCAACCGGCGGCAGGAACTGGTCGAGCACCTCCTGCGTCTTCGGTTCGGCCACCGTCGTCTGCACGAGGTTGATCGCACCGGAGCGCGTCCATGTCAGCATCTTGCCATCGGGGGCGACGCCGCTGACGCCGTCGAGTGCAGTCTTGGCTGCCCGCTTCATGCCGTCGGCGATCTTCGCGAGGTCGCGCGCCGTGTCGTAGCGGTTCATCGCCGCGACCTGCTCGGGATCCGTGATCTGGTTGTCGGCCGTCCACTCGGAGCCCGCCCAGCAGTGCATGCGCCGGGGGCACATCACCTTCGGCGAGAAGCAGAACGACGGCGCCTTGTCGCGCAGCGTGGCGATCACGGCAGGGTTGCCGCCAGTCGCCTCGTACGCGGACTGCGCCTGCACGACCTGGCCGATCCGCATCTGCCCGATGGTGTAGAACATCCACACCCACTCGGTCGGGATGACCGCGGCGACGAAGCCCTGGTAGTTGCCGGAGCGGTCGTAGAAGACGAGGCGGCCGGTGCCATGCTCGGAGATGATGCCCGCCTGCATGGCGCCCATCACGTAGATCGCGATCTGGATGTAGTTGCTCAACTTCGCGACCTTGTCGAGGATGACGCCGGTGAGCTCGTAGCCACCATCGGCGGTCTCGATGTTCTTCGCGAACAGCAGTCCCTCACGGTAGATCGAGAGCAGGGTCTCGATCGCCTGCGCGTCCCGGTTCAGGTCGTACAGCGTGGAGCCCATGTCGTCGATCGACTTCAGGTCGGAGATCTGATCGCCGTCGAGGAACGTGAGGTCGGCGCCGCCGGAGATCGAGATGCCGAACATCCCGAACAGGGTGCTGTAGCGCTGCTGCAGGAGCGCGTTGACACGCTCGCCGAAGATGCGCTCGAGGTCGGCGCCCATCACCTGCCCGACGTGGGCGGCGGCCGCCCAGTTTGTCTCGGGCTCAGCTTCGGCGGGCGGCTCAAACAGCCCGGCGCGCAGGAGCTCACGACATCCGCCGACTTCCGACGGGCCGATCTGCAACTGCTGACTGCGCGGCTGCGCGTTCCGGTCGGCGATCACCGCCTCGAGCAGGCGCTGCTCGAGCTCGACGTCGCGGATGATCTCTGCCTTTCCGATGTTCTCTGCGGCCATCAGCCCTGTCCTTCCCATGCGGCGATCTCGGCTTCTTCCCGCCGAGGGTGATTCTCGTCCTGCTTGAATCCCTGCTGCAGTCGGGCCGCCATCGAGGGGTCGACGGCGAACTGCTGCTGGGTGTACTGCTGGCGTGCGTACGCCTGCTGCTGCGCCGCCTGCTGCATGCCCTGGACGGTGCCGTCACCCTGCGGCGTCGGCCCCTGCTGCTGCACGTACGGCTGCTGCTGCTGCTGCTGTGGGGCCCCTGCCTGCTGCATCACCTGGGGCGCCTGCTGCTGCACCTGCTGCGGCGCCATCTGCTGCTGCACGGGCGCCTGCGCGGGCTGCTGCGAGGGGTCGACCCAGTTCGGGTTCGTGCCGTCGTCGGAGATGACCGGCTCGGCCCGGATCGTCTCGTGGGTAACGATCGGCACCTGCGCCTGGGGCTCCTGCTCGTTCGGCACCCACTTGCCCAACTGACCCTCGTACTGCTGGATCGTGTACTGGCCGTGCACAGCGGTCGACCCACCGTTGTAGAGGCCGAGACCGAAGCGGTCGCCGAGGTTGATCAGCGCGCGACGAAGTGCGTACGACTGGACGGAAGTGATCGCCAGTGCGTGTGCCTCACCTCGCTGGGGCTGCGGCGCGTTCTCCTCGGCGTGCATGCCGGTGAACGTTGCGACCGGCATGCCCCACAGGTCACGGATGTTCACCGTCACCTTCATGCGATAGGCGACTGTCCATCGCTCCTTCTTGTCGTTGCCGGTGGGGCCGAAATTCTCGTAGATGACCACGGGGTCGTCGTCGATCACATCCCAGTTGCCGTAGCCGAAGATGCGGTTCATCTCGGCGCGGGCCTGGTGCTGAGCGAGGTAGCTCTTGCCCTGCTTCGCCTGGACGTAGAGGGTGTTGATCCCCTTCACGAGCTCCTCGATCTGCTGGAAGGTGAGCATGCCGCGGCCGAGGGCGTGGGCGTAGCGGACGTGACTGGGGGGCTGAATCGCTTCGAGGCGGTAGGGTGCGGGCTGGTTCATGAGGGGGTTCCTTCCTTCTGGCGACGCCGGTAGCGGGCGTCGGTGTCGCGTTTGCAGATGAGGCACCGGCGGCGGCCGGCACTGTCGATGTACGTGTTCTCGTCGTTGTATGGGTGGTGGTTCGGGCACTCGGTCTTGTCGCCGTTGGCGAGTCCCGCGCGCTCAGGCTGCGAGTTCTTCAGGCAGATCGCGCAGCGGTAGCCGCGGCTGTTCGGCGGCGCCTCGTTCCCGGCGTACGGGTGGTTGTTCGGGCAGTACAACGCCGGGGATCGCCCGCCCTTGATCACCGCGAACAGATGGGGGTTGACGTTCCCCTTCACGCCCGACTGGTCGTGCATCCGCTCGTTCTGCTCGAGCGGGCGGATGAGCAGGTTGTGCAGGTGTCGGTGCAGGTCGATGGGGAGACCGTCGACGAGGATCCGCGCCTTGCCGTTGCGCCCGTACGCATGGTCGGGCAGCGTGACGGGGGACTTCGGCGACTGCTTGATCGCGGTGACGATCTTCTCGAGAATCTCAGGGGTGAGGATCACGGAAACTCCAGTCCTTCCATTGCTCGGAGGTGGGTCTTCGGCACGTCGTCGATCGGTGCGCCGATGAGGCGCATACCGATCGCGGCGAGCGTGAAGGCGTCGGCCTCGTTGTCGTTCGAGATCGCGACGTGCGGGTGCCGGCGGGCCACCTCGAGGAGTACGGCCTGCTTCGCCGTGTTGCCCTTCCCGGTGGCGTACGTCTTCACCTTCTGCACGGAGACCTCGATCACGGGGATCTCGAGCTCGCGGCGGAAGATGCGGACAACCTCCCACCAGAGGCCGGAGCGGTCGTGCGTCTTCCCGGTGGACTGGCTGTACGCCGGGGTCTCGATCAGCATGAGCGACGGCCACTGCATGAGGTTCACGGCCTGGTCACGGATCTCGTCGGCGAGCAGTTCAATCCGCTCGAGGCGGGTGTTGAGGGGCTCGTCGTTCTTGCCGGCGCGGCCGAAGGTGGCGACCCTGAACTGGTCGTCGCCGTACTCCGCACATTCGGGCGTCATAGCGATGGCGACCCCAGCCGCAGTGAGGCTGGGGTCGACACCGATGACGATCGCGGGATCGATCATCGCTTCCTCGTCGGTGGGTGAGCGGGGCAGAACGTCTCGCCGGAGTCCCTGACCACCCATCCGCGCCGCTTGAGTTCGGCGCGGATATCGTTCTTCATGGCCCGGTTGTGGAAGCGCAGCTGTTCGGGTTGGTGGAACGCGCCATTGCAATAGACGGTGACTTCGACGCCCGAGACGCTCATGCTCGATCCTCGACATGCTTCGCGCTGCGCACGTCGACCCGGCGCGCGATATCCCACAGTGCCCAGGTGTTGATGTGAGGCCCGAACGGACGGCGGCCCTCACCCTCGTCATTCTTGAGCAGGAACGTCTCACGCGCCTCGTGCTCCCAGTACCCCTTGTAGAGACCGAAGATCGCCTGGATGATCTCGCTGTCGGTGGCGTGCGGGGATGGGTAGTGCTTGCCGCCGTAGCCGAAGCCGTACTCGCCGGTGATGACGTCCTTGCGGTAGCACTGGATCTGCAAGAACCAGCGCTCGTCGTCATCGCCGCGGCCGATGCGGATCTCGCACTGCATACCGAGTTCGATGTGACTGGCGATGCGGTAGAGCCGCGTGCTCAGTACCTCTTGCAGTTCGGCGCTCATCGCGGCACCTCGAAGATCGCCTTGCCGAAGCGCATGAGCGCGTCTTCGAGGTGATCCATCGCGAGCGCTTTGTGCCGCCCGTCAGTGATGTGCGAGTTGGCGTAGACCGCGAGCTCGGCGAACTTCTCGCGAAGCTCCTTCTGCACGGCGAGCTCGCCGCTGCCGGCGATACTATCCTGTGCGATGCCGAAGCGCTGGCTGACCTCCCGGTCGCTCTCGCGGACGTCACCCCAGCCGATGCGGTCGGCGTCGGTGGTGATGGCGGCCATCACAGCACCTTCCCGCCGTGGCGGTGGCCGCGCGTGCCGTTGTAGCGCAGCTTGCGCTCGAACTCGTAGGCGAGGTCGACGCCGCGGCGACGGCAGGTGTCGAGCAGGCGGATGAGGACGTCGGCCGCCTCGGCTCCGAAGCCCTCCGGCTTGGGGAACGTGTCGACCTGAGTGCTCTGTACGACGGTCTGATCCCCGAGGCCGCCGTCGCGGTACGCCTCGAGCATCTCGCTGGCCTCGGAGTGGAGGAGAGCGATGTCGTCGCCGACGGTACGGTCATCCTCGAACCAGCCGTTTGCCTGGTTCACCTGGAAGACGGACTCCTCGGCGATGGCGAGAGCGTCGCGCAGTGCGAACTTCTCGTCGGGTGTGCGGTATGTGGTTTCCATCATTCGATCCTTCCGTTGGTGGTGATGGGTGGACAGGGGAGGGGTCGAACCTCCAGCCGATCGGCGCATCCGCCGAGTGCTCTACCGGTCGCATGTCTGCGTTGAGCTACCTGCCCGGAGGCCGCACCACGCGGGGGGAGCGTGGTGCGGCCGGTCTGTCAGAAGGGCTGCTGTCCGGGTTGGACTGCACCCTGCTGTGCCCAATCCGCGGGGGACTGGAAGGCGCCGGGCTGGGGCATCTGGCCCGGCTGCTGCTGCATCGTCTGCTGGGGTGGCTGCCCCTGCTGCGGAGGCTGGCCCTGCGCGGGCATCTGCTGCTGCGGAGGCTGGCCCTGCGGTGTGGGATAGGAGCCACCCTGCTGCTGCTGCTGCTGCTGCGGTGCGCCGTAGCCCTGCGGTGCACCACCCTGCGGCGGGCCGTAGCCCTGCGGTGCGCCGTAGCCGGGCTGCATCTGCTGCTGCTGGCCGCCCTGACCGTTCTGGACGCGCGTCACCTGAGCGGTGGCGTACTTCAACGACGGGCCGATCTCGTCGACCTCGAGCTCGATCGAAGTGCGCTGGTTGCCCTCGCGATCCTGGTAGGAGCGCTGCTTGAGGCGGCCCTGCGCGATGACGCGCATGCCCTTGGTCAGCGAGCCTGCGACATGCTCGGCCATCTCATTCCAGATGGAGCAGCGCATGAACAGCGCTTCCCCGTCCTTCCACTCGTTCGCCTGGCGGTCGAAGTTCCGAGGCGTCGAGGCGATGGTGAGGTTCGTGACGGGCTTGCCCTGCTGCGTGTTGCGCAGTTCGGGGTCGGCGGTCAGGTTGCCGACGACGGTGATAACGGTCTCGCCGGCCATCAGAGCGCCTCGGCATTCAGGGCGTACGGCAGCCCGTTGATCTCGAGCGTGGTCTTCATGTCATGCTCCTTCGTGGTGGGTCGGTGGGCGGTGACGGCCGCGGCTGCGACAGCCTGGGTGACGGTCGCCAGCGGCGGCTCCTCGTGGACTGCGACGAGATCGCCGGACCCGTTGCGCACCTCTGTCGCCTCAGGCTCGTAATAGCGATTGACCTCGGTGACGACGCCGTCGGACTCGATGGCTATCGAGACCCTCATGCGTGCAGCCCGGTGAGGTTCGCGATCTCGAACGCCTGGGCGACGTATGCGCCCTGGACTTCCTGCACCTCAGGTGCGGGGACGTGGTCGAGGGACTCGGGGATGTAGATGGTGCCGTAGTTGTTGGCGTCGTCCATCGTGACGATCACCGCCCCGACGATCGTCACGTCGTCGGGGATGCTGTCTGCGACGCTGATGAATCCAGCGTTGCGATCGAACCTTCGTTCAGCCAAGATGGCCTCCTTTTCCGTATAGCAATAAGTGTATCGATCACGTTCTGCTAAGTCCAGCAGGTGTGATCGGGTCAGGCATGCCAGGCACCGGGGCCCGGCTGCGGTAGGTCGAGATGCTCACGCATCGCAGCCCACACCTCGTCAGGGAGGATGACGACGTCGTCCTCTCCGTCCGCCTGGCTGATCATGCGCGCACTGTGGGGACGTAGTCGTGGTGATCGTCGGGGTGACTGTCGTGCGCCCACCACGACCCACCGGGCGACTGCACGAACTCGCCATCGTCACCGCAGACCGCGCACATCACCCTGGAGATGAGGCCCGGCAGGTCGTCGAGTGCCGCTTGGACGCCGCGCTGATAGCCATGCGCGAACGGCACGCGCTGCACGCGAGCAATGGGGTCTCCGACAGTGACCGCCGGGTACTCGGCTTCGGCTGCCGCCTTCGCCTCATCCGCGACGCTCATCGCCCACGCACCAGGTCGACGTGAGCCGGTGTGATCGCGCGCCCGACCTGGTCAGCGATAGCGAGAGCCACCGCATCACCATCCAGCCCATTCACCACGATCGCGCCAGGCGTGCTGATCACGTTGCTCGGCCCGCCGTCCGACATCTTCACCCACCCCATCTCGGTGAGCTTCGCTGCGATGGACGGCAGGTCACCCCGAACACCGAGGTAATGGAGGTCGCGGCCCAACTGCTGTGCGCTCATGGCCGCCCCACCCCGATCCACACGTACAGCGTGATCAGCAGGCCGAGCAGGACGAGGGCGGTGATCACACCCACCTTCTCTGAGCGATCCATCACTGCTCCAACCGTGCGGTGATCTCGGTGGTCAGTGCGGGCGTCGGCTCAGTGCCGTTCGCCGTCGACCAGGCGATGAGGTTCGCCGTGTGCTGCTCGTCGGCGAGTCTTTCGACAGCGCGCACGAGGTCTCTCACTCCGCGGACAATGAGGGCGGCCATCACAGACCACCCACCGTTACTCCGTCAGCTTCCATCGTCTCTCTCTCCTTCTCGTTGGGGATCTGTGCGAACAGCACCAGCGTGAGCAGGTGCTGCTTCTCACTCTGCAGTCTGAGTTCGACACCCATGAACGGGTAGTCGGTGACGTCGAGGTTCACCGTGGGGGTGAAGTCCGTCGGGTCGCTCGTGATCGGGTTGGCCTCGGCGATGTTGTTCGCCCAGATGCGGATGTCGCCGCTCGTGGCGCCGGGCACGAGCACCTCGACGAGACGCGCGGCGTTCACGACCCACCGCCGTTCTCGATCTGGTCAGCCCGAGCACGGAGCCAGCGGACGGCATCTTCGGGGTCGTCGCCATAGAACATGCCCTCCGCGGTGTTGCGCTCCCACCACTCTCGCTGCTCGCTTGAAAGCTGGCTGTCATGCAGCGGGCCAATCTCCTCCTGCCGCTCGATCTGATTCGCGATCTCGCGCACACCAGCTGCGCGCGCCTGGGTTCGCAGCTGGAAAGCGAGGGAGTCCTCGACAGTCGGCGCCTCGAGGAGCTCGATGGCCTTCCGCATCGCGATGATGTCGTGATCCATCTCCCGCCAGGTGCTGCGGCCGATGCGGTGATGGTCGACGCGGGAGCGCAGCAGCGCGATCGCGTCTTCGGTGGCGCTCATGCGTACACCTCGTCGAACCACTCCGCATTCCGATCGAGGATCGGGATGAACGTCGTCAGCTTGCGATCCTCGCGGCAGTCCGGTGTGGTGGCACACCAGCCCAGGCGCATGAGGGAGAAGTCTTTCCCTGCGATCGCCTCGACCCCAAGGCCGCGAGAGGCCACGTCTTCCGAACCGCAGACGATGCAGGTGTCCCACCCCCACTCACCCCTCGGCTTTACGGGCACTGCTTCAGCAGATGTCATGTCGGGTCTCTCCTTCCTCGATGGCGGGAGCCGAAAGCTTCCCGCCACATACAGTGCAGAAAGACGGGTCGACTCCCTGCTCGGTTACTGCTACACTCGCGCGCGCCTGCGCGCCTGCGGGGGTGGGTGTCACAGGTGTCACACCTGTCACACTCGGTCGAAGTGTGACAGGTGTGACAGGTGTGACACCCCCACGCGCGCGAGACGTGTCACTCTCTGTCGCATCGGTCGGCATCACCGCCTGGTAGTGCCCGTACGCAGGCTGCTCGATGACACCACGGCCAGCGAGACGCTTCAGGTTCTGGCGCACCGTGGCGGGCTTCACGTCACTGTTCGAGAAGTGCGAGACGATGTCCTCCACCTTGATCGCACGACCCTCGAAGCTGCGGATGTACTCGGTGAGCTCGTTCGCGAGACCGCCCTGCTTCTGCCGCTCGGTCTCGTGGTTGATCAGGTCAGCGACAGCGATCGTCGACTCGCCCTCCCACACCACGCGAGCGACATCCGTCGGGTGCCCCTCGTCGGTCATCTGCTGGATGATGTTCAGGCGGTAGCGGAACGACTTGCCCGCCTCGCCCGAGTTGATCTTCTCCAGCGTCATCACCGTGGCGTCGGCGTCCTCGTCGCGAGCGAACAGCATCACTGCTCGTGCGGCGTCACGCCAGGCGTGCGAGCCGGAGATCAGGTCGGAGGCTGACCCACCGCCCTTGCGGAAGTGGGCGATGCCGATGACGGAGACGCTGAGCTCGGCGGCCATCGCGTTCAGAGGGTCCATCACGCGACGCACGTCGGCCATCTTGTCGTTGTCCCCACCAGCGAGGGTGGAGGTGATCGGGTCGATGATGAGCAGCTTCGCGCCGGTCTCGGTGATCGCCTGCCGAATGAGGGGCATGTCTTCGGGCAGGCTCGGCACGGTCTCGCCGCCGATGTCCCGCGATGAAATACTCAGGGAGTAGAACAGGTCGCGGACGACGCCGTTCGCGTCCGCACGGGGCGCCACGACCTCAGCGAGGGAGTCTTCGTGGCTGACGTACAGCACGGGTGCGGGGTGGCCGAGCAACTCCCCGGCGAGCGCACCCTGGTTCAGCTGCGCGGCGAGCCAGATCATGAACGACGACTTGCCTGTACCACCACGGCCAGCGGCCAGGGTGACAGCGGACTGCGGGATCATCTTCTCCCACAGGAATCGGGTGCGCTTCGATGAGACGGTGCTCAGCGAGCGGAGCGACAGCGAGCGAGCGGGTGGTTCGTGCTCCTCCTCGAGCTCCTGGTCGAGGGGAACCTCGGCGGCGACGAGCTCGGTCAGTGACCCACCTCGCAGCCACAGGTCGTCGACACCCTGCTTCTCGCCAGGGACGACCCACACTCCTTGCACGGTGGCGACGCCAGCGAGGCGGGTGACCAGTCGGGCGGCCGCCTTCAGCCCCGGCTCGTCGTTGTCGGCGATGATGATGATCTCCTTGCCGAACAGCGGAGACAGGTCGACCTGGTCGACGGCCTTCGCGCCGCCCGGCCACGTCGTCACGCACGGTTCGCCGAGACGCAGTGCCGCGTCGACGCACTTCTCGCCCTCGACGAGCACGACCCGGTTCGACTCCTCGATCGGGATCGACATCTCGTGCCGGTACAGGTGGGTGACAGCGGGCTTGTTCTGCTGCAGGATCTTCTTGCCGTCGCGGGTGCGCTGACGGGTGACCTTGTGCCCGCCGTCGTAGACGTACGTGGCTTTCCCGTCGGCGTCGAACAGGTCGGAGAGGCTGAGGTTCAGGGCGCTCGCGATGTCCGCGGCGGGGCAGTCGTAGCTCTGGCATTTGAGCAGGACGCCTTGGTCGCCGACGGCGACGCTGAGATTGAGGTCGTCGCCACCGTGGCTCGGGCACTGTGCGCGCATCCGATCTCGGCCCTCGGCCTTGGTCTTGAATCCGCCGCCCTGGAGCCTCTCGATGACGAGGTCGTACGCCTTGCCCATCAGGCTTCCGTGTGTGTGGATGGCGTGGTCGGAGACATGGTTGCACCTTTCGGGGTTGCGTAGTAGGGCCCCGAGTGGAGAGAATGTCCTCGAGGCATTGGCGTGGCTCTGAGCATACTCGCCCCCCTTCCCGTAGACCAGCGTCCGGGAAGGGGGGCGAGTTTCATGCAGGGGTGGTGTCAGCTGCGACGCGAACGGCGACGCAGCGTGAGGACTGTGCCCCCCAGGAGCAGCCCGCCAGCGATGGTCAGAGCGCCGATCGCGGTCTGACCGCCCGTCTGGGCCAGCGCGTCCTCATCGGACGCGACAGCAGCCTTCGTGGCCGGTGTCGTGGCGGCTGCCGTGACGGGTGCCGCGGGGACCACCGGCTCCTCCGGGGTGACCGGCTCCTCGGGAACCGTGGGCTCCTCCGGCTCCTCCGGCCCGACCGGCGGGCACTCGTTGCCCGGGATCGTGATGACCTCGGTGCGCTCCGGGGTGTACGCCGGGTTCTCGACCTCCATCGTGGGTTCGCCGACCGCGGGGGTCGGGTCCGTGCCCTCGGTGGCCGGGATGTACCCCGGGTTGGTGACCGTGATCGTCGGGTTGCCGACCGCCGGGGTGCCGGGCACCTCGGGGACCGCCGGCACGTAGTCCGGGTTGTCGATCGTGACGGTCGGCTCGCCGACGGCGGGCGTGTAGACCGGGTCGACCCAGACCTTCGACTCGGGCACGTAGTCCGGGTTGTCGATCTCGATGGTCGGCTCGCCGACGGCCGGCGTCGCGGGCACCTCGGGAACAGCGGGCACGTAGTCGGGGTTCGTGACCTCGATCGTCTCCGTGCCGACCGCGGGCGAGCCGGGGATCAGCACCTGCTCATCCCATGCGGCCTTGTCCTCGACCGTGCGCTGGTTGCCGTCGTAGCGGGCCTGCCACTGGCGCTCCCACTGCTTGTTCGGGCCGTAGTTGCCCGAGGAGTGGAACTGCGGCGAGCCGAGGGGATCGGTGCTGAGCTGCCACGAGGTGTGAGTCTCGGGGCTGTACTCGACCCAGGCGCCGTAGCCCGACCAGGGACCCCAGCCACCGCGGGAGCCCTTCTCGCGGGTGCGCTCCTGGGTGAACTTCGCGAAGTGGTACTCGATGTGCGTGACCGCCTCGTGGTGGACGACCTCGATGCGATCGGGCACTGCCGGGACGTAGTCCGGGTTGGTGACGATGATCGTCGGCGTGCCGACGGCGGGGGATCCCGGCGTCCCCGGCGTGCCCGGCACGTAGTCGGGGTTCTCGATGATGATCGTCGGCTCGCCGACGGCGGGGATCGTCTGCCAGTATCCCGGCGTGTACGTGGGTGCCACGTAGTCGGGGTTCGGCACGGTGATCGTCGGCTCGCCGATGGCCGGGGTGCCGGGGATCGGGTCGACGCCCGGCACATAGTCCGGGTTGGGGATCTCGATGGTCGGCTCGCCGATGGCGGGCGAGCCCGGCGTGCCCGGTGTGCCCGGGATGTAGTCCGGGTTGGGCACGGTGATCGTCGGCTCGCCCACCGCCGGGTGCACGATCGTCTTCGTCGTGTCCTCCGTGGGGACGCAGATGCCGAATGAGTCGACCGTGGTGGCCGAGGCGGGGACGGCGAGCGCCGTCAGCCCCAGCGCCAGGAGCCCCGCGACCGCGGTGCTCGTGATGAATCTCTGCATGGTGTTCCTTCCGATTGTGGGCGGGGTGCCCATGGTGGCCGACCCCACGTCGGGGTCGGAGTCTGTAGTAGCCTGGCGGCGTGCTTCCTTCCGTGGCACGGGGCTCATGCAACCTGTCGGCGCATGAGCCCCATCTCATTCACGGAGCAGCTGGATCTTGCGACGGATGATGTCCGTCAGGGTGGCGTTGTAGTCACGCGCGGCGATCATCTCAGCTTGGGCGAGGATCTCGCTCTCCGCAAGGACTTGCACGCGCTGCAGCGTCGGCTTCACATAGTCGCTGCCGTTCTCGATGAAGTCGATGAACCACTCGCGGCCGAGGCTGGAGACGGAGACGCCGAGCTCGGCGGCATGCTCCTGCATGACGGCGACTTCTCCCACCGTCAGGTTGAGGTTCTTGCGGGTGTCTCTCACGTCTTCTCCTTGGTGTCGAGCTTCAGGTACAGGGTGGCGATGACGGCGCCCGTCTCGTCCACGTAGCCGGCCTTGATCCGGCAGCGGATGACGCCGTCGTCGAGCCGCAGCGCGCGGCGCTCGCGCTTGCGGATCACCATCACGGTACGGGCGTTGACCTTCGCCATCTCCGGGAGCAGGAGCCATCGGTTCGGATGCTCCCGGAGACGGGCGACGATCGCGTGCCAGGGGATGTTCGTTGCGCCGCGCGGTCTACCTGCCGGCATCCCCGAACCTTCGCTCCCGCCTCGGGGCGGGGGTGCGGCGCGGTGGCACGAGGCCGTAGAGCTCGATGTCGACGACGCCCACCATCTTCTGCTGCGTCATGTCGTGGACCTGGATGACGGCGTGCCCGAACTTGTCCTCACGGATGACCATGCGGACGGCGGTGTGATCGTTGACCAGCAGGTCGAGCACGCCGGTGTTGTTCGCCACGCCGAGCATCCCGGCCGAGGTGATCTCGGCTCGCTTCCCCGTGCCGAGCACGTGCTGCGTGCCCGGCAGATCCTGCGCGTCGATCGAGACGGTGATCGTCTGCCGCGGCTCAGCCATCCGACACCTCGACGAACTCGAGGCGCTTCGTCTTCGCCGCCCAGCGGATGATGCCCGCCTTCCCGAACATCGGCCACAGGCCGACGGCCAGCGTCGGGTCAGCGAACGCGTCGTCGGCGAGCACCGACATCTCCTCGTCGTTCGGTGGCGCGAACCCGATGAGCGCGGCGCCCACGTTGTCAGGACCGAGGCCGCCGAGCACGCGACGCTCGGCGTCGAGGTGGATCGGCGGCGGCTGGTAGCCGTCCTTCTGGCTGAGGTGGATGATCGTCGCGGTGCTCGCGTCGGTGTCGAAGTCAGCCATTGACGACCACCGCCACTTCGTCGATGCCGACCAGGTCGACACGCAGGAAGACGCGGCCGTCAACTTCACGCTCGACTCGGACGTTGAGCATCGTGGCTCCTTCGTCGTCATCGAAGTCGACTCGGCCGAACCGGTCCTCCTCCAACTCGAGGGCGATCGGCGCCAGGGTGGCGAGCTCGGATCGCGTGACGTGCGGCCAGACCTTCGGCTCGCCGCGGACGCCACGGCCGTAGGGTGTCAGTGCAGTGCTCATTCGATTTCCCAGTCCTCTCGTTCCATCGTCCACATCCGGGCTGCCCCGGACAGGGCCTCCTCGAAGTCGACGCCGCGCTTTGCGGCCATGTGCATCAGGTCGGTGAGCGCGTCGCGGATCGCCTGATCCGGCTCGCCCTCCTCGTCGTCGTAGAAGACGTCGAAGATCATCTGCGTCCGGGTCTCGGCCCGAGCCAGTGTGTCGGTTGCGGTCTTCTCGTTGAGCTCAGCGAGCAGTGCCTTGCCGTGCTCGCTGACGTTGGCGTCAGCCATAGAAATCTCCTTCGTCGTACTGGTCGAATGTCGTGCGGTCGACGTAGACGTACCCCGTCTCGTCCTCGTTGCGGAGGTCGAAGCGGTAGTCCTCGTCGTCGTAGATCGTGTTCGGCGTGCAGACGATCACCTTCCCGACCGGCACGCAGGTGGTCGAGATGGTGGTGTGTGCCGGCTCGATGACCTTCGCGGTGATCGTGCCGGAGTTGATCGCCGAACACCCCGTGAGGGCGAGGGCAAGCGCCGCCAGTGCGGCGACTGCCCGCAGCTTCACAGCTTCAGCCCCACTTCCCGGGCGCGGCCGGCCAGGTCGGATCGCAGCACGCCGAGGTCGATGGCAAGTTGCATGGCGTCAGCCTCGAAGCGGCTGACGCGGTGGAAGGTGGAGATGAGGAGCTTCTGCTCCGGGGTGACACCGTGGAGCTCGGGGTCGTCGTCAAACAGCACCGCCTCGTTGAGCATCACCCGCAGGTGACCCGTGCGATCGCCGGTGTCGATCTGCACGATGACCTCGTCGCCGGGGTTCTCGAGGCCGCGGATGTCCTTGGCCTCGGCGATGTACGCGATGTCGACGTCGCGCTCGTTGCCCATCGCTACCATCAGATACTCATCTCCTTGATCTCGGTGATCGCGACAGTCAGAGTCTCACTGCCGTTCTCGAACGTGATGCGTTCCCAGTCCGTGTAGCTCGTCCAGCTGCCGATGACGGTGCGGTTGCGCGCGATGCCTGCATCCCAGTAGGTGAGACGCGCCTCGACGGGGCTGTCGTCCAGTACGCCAGCCATCTCGTGCAGCATGGCGCCGAACGTGCCATCCCATCCGCCTTCGTGGTGCGTCAGGGTGAGGGTCGGGCGGAAGGGGTGGGCACCCATCACTCCACCACCTTCAGCGGGAGTGAGGACTCGAGGTCATCCCAGCGGTAGCCGTTGACCGTCTGGCTGCCCGTCCAGTGCGGGTCGATGTCGAACATGCTGAGGCTGTGCCCGCTCGCCTCAGCGATGATGATCGTGGATGGCTCGCTGTCGGACTCGTCTCGGCCGTAGCGGAAGCCGCGGCGTCCGGGTGCGAGCTTCTCCCAGGTGTTGAGGATGGCGTGCGTGTCGTCGAAGCTGACGACGTCGCGCTCCCCCACTTCCTCGCAGTGGGTGGGGGTGAACGTCACCTCCACGGTGATCTGATCGTCGATCAGAATGTGCATGATGTACTCCTTCCAGAGTGTAGGTTACAGATTCGGTGAGTGCTTGTCGATGGTGGTCGCGACGGCAGCGAGAGTCTCAGCACGGAGCGCCCGGACTCGCTCGGTTGCGTGCTCCACCTCGGCGGCGAGCTCCTTGTAGAAGACCTTGTCGATGACGTAGCGGGCAGAGGCGAGCGTCACCCCCCGTGCCTGCCAGTCACGCATCACGTCGGCCATCTCGCCGAGCGTCGGGGCCTGATCAACCTGGGTTGATCGGGGCCCGGTGCACGGCCCCTCATGCCCGCGCTCACACTGCAGGCAAAGCACGCGCCGCGCGCCTTCGTTCGCCAGGCGCACAGCCTCCTCGTCCGAGATGCTCATCCGAAGATCGCCCGGCCTAGCACGGCGTACTGCAGGATGATGTCGGCGGCCTCCGCGTCAGCGAAGCCGATGTCCTCGGTCAGCATGTCGCGAGCTTCACTGCCGCCGCGACCTTCGCCGAGGAACCGGCCAGCCGCGTCGGCGATCTGCTGCTCTGACACCCAGGTGCGACCCGGGGTCGAGCCGTCGTCGGGGCTGTCCTCCGTGGCGTGGTAGAACAGGTAGCCGTCGACGCCGTCACGCTCCTCCTCGAGGGCGCCTCCCCACCACTCGTAGGTGAGGGCCCCGGTGCCGTAGATCAGGCTGGCGATCTCGTCGTCGCCGATCGGGCGGCTCGTCGGAACGCGCAGCGTGACCGGGTTGCGTCCCGAGTCGACGGTGACGCCGAGGGCGTCGAGCACGATGTCTGCGTACTCGCCCGTGTCGAGCGAGCGGTCGTCGTTCTTGGCGCGGTCGATGGCCTCGCAGACCTTGTCGTACTGCGCCTGTGTGATGGTGCTCATGGTCAGATGACCTCCTTCATGATGTTCTTGCGGTGGACGATGATCACGTCACCGTCTTCGGTGTAGTCGAGGCCGAGGTGACGGAGCATGAACTCCTGGCTCGGCACGTCGGCCGGCTCCCAGTGCTCGAGCGCGGCACGCTCGGTGAGACGCACGGTGTCGGTGAGCACGCCATCCACGGCTGCATGAACGTTGGTCGTGATCAGCACACCGATCTCCTCGAGTCGAGTGATGAGTCGCAGGCTCGCCATCTTCACGATGTCACGTTCCGAGATGCCGACTTCCGGCACCTCGAGCAGCGCCTCGAGCACAGCGCGCTGCTTCTCGATGTGCTGCACGTAGTGCGAGAGGTGATCATCGGCAGCGTCGCGAGCCTCGATGACTGGCTCGAGGCCGTCAGCTTCGCGGCTCTCCTCGATCTCGGTGACGATCTCGCGAGCCCGGTCGGCGTACACGCCGAGCCACATGAGCACGGGCTTCGCTGCGTCGCGGCGTTCGCTGGCGCTGCGCATCGGGATCTGATTGGTCACTGGCCCGGCTCCCATCCGCTGCGGCGTGCGTTGTGGGTGCAGCTGTCGCACATCTGCACGGGCTCGGTGAGCTTCGGCCAGAACTGCGTCGCCTGCTCGTCGCACTCGTCGCACTCGGGCACCTCGATCTCCTCCACGGTGATGCCGATGTACGCCATGAGCTCGTCGACGAGATCGTTCAGCGCGCTGATCTCCTCGTCGTTACTGTCGCCCTCCGCCGCATCTTTCGCGGCCTGGTAGGAGTTGGTGATCCGATCCTGGTCGACGATCAGCCCAGGCTTCTCGAATGTGAGTTCGTGGATGGTCTTCGTGTCGCTCACGCTGACCACCCCGTCTCCCAGTCGCCCTTGATCGTGGCCGTGCTGCCGTCCTGACGCACCAGGATGAGCTCGCCATCCATCGACGTATTGAGGTTCGACACGTCGACGAGGCGCTCGCCCTGTGCGTTGCGGAAGACGTTGAACTCGCCGACCTGGATGACGCCAGCCAGCGGCTCGGGCACATCGAAGTCGGCTGCTCGCTCAGCTTCGATGACGTCGACGATCAGCTGCCACATGTCTTCGCGGGTGATGTCAGCGCCGAGGGCGTAGCCCGTCAGCGCGTCGGTTGCGATCTCTCGCGGTGTTGCGATGCTCATGTCTCTCCTCAGATGTCGTCGGCGCCGGGCGCCGCAGGGTCGGGATGTTCGGTGGGCCTGCCGTCGTCACCCGGCGGCAGGTCGGGGATCGCGTTCAGCTTGGCGACGTGTGCGTTGACCTGCTCGTTGATCGCGGCGTCGATCGACTCGTAGTTCTCGTCGGTGCGAGGGAAAGTGACACCCTTCGGCAGTTTCACGACCACCTGCCCCTGCCACTCGATCGAAAGGGTGATCTGCTTCGCGCCGGGTCGGGCGATACCCTGCCCCTCGAAGTCGGACGAGAACGCGCCTGACCAGAGGGTCAGCCACTCGCCGATGCCGCGCTCGCTCGGCTGGGTGGTGACGCCGTACCTCACGCCGTCACCTCGAGCGGGTAGGCGAACTCGCGCACCTCGGCGACGGTGCGCGGCTGCACCTTGTGCGGCCAGTACGACCGGATCTCATCCTCGGTGCAGCGGTCAGCGCCGCGGCGACCCTGGAAGTAGCCGCGCTTCGTCTTCGCTGCCCGTCCGGTGATGATCGGGAAGGGGTCGTCACCGTTCTCGAGTGCGTCGATGAGGCGCTCAGGATCGTACGTCCACGCCGTGCGGTGGTGGAAGACGTCGCCGTCGCTGTAGACAGGGCTCTTGGGTGTGCCGACCACCATCTTCCAGTCGAGCATGTACAGCGAGCGCAGGAGCCAGCCCCACTCGTCGTACGTGGCGGCGTATCCGTCCGACTCGGGCTGCATGGCGCCGTACGATCCGCTGTTGCCGGCGCGGCGGCCGCAGTCGCGCACCTCGGCTTCCAGCTGGATCTCGTAGGCGTGAGGCATGACGCTCGATCGGTGCTCGTTGAGCGTCTTGAACGAGACGTGCTTCGCGATGCGGCCGAGCGCCTGCTGGCCTCGGAGCGCGTCGTAGATGTCGTTCACGTTGGCGATGGTGGTGTGGATTCGCATGGTGTTCTCCTGTCTGATCAACCCGGGTTGATCGGTCACTGGTGCTTGCGGGTGAGGGTGGTGAAGGCGTGGTGTGCGTCGCTGAGGTAGTGGTGCGTGCTCTCTCGGCGCGCGGTGCCGACCTGATCGGTCACCGTCTCGGTGACGACGAACAGGTTGCGCACCCGGTCGAACTTGAGCTCGACGATGACGCGACCGTAGCTGCGGTCGACTGCCCACTGGTCGACGTGTCCGGCCTTCACCATCGAGACGGTGTAGAAGCCTGCGTGGCGCTCGCCAGCCATCAGTCGACCAGCTTGTAGGCGATGGCCCACCCGATCGGGTCGCCGTCAGGCAGGCTGCCATCCTCGTCGCGGACTTCGACGCAGGTGAATAGCAGCGCGTGGCCGGGGTGGTCGGCGAGGCGCACGAGGTCGTCGACATGGCACTGCGACCACTGCTCGGAGGCGTGCTGCACCGCGCCGTTGTAGCCGTACTGGCCGGTGTGTCCGGTGAGAACTTCCCACCCCGCCCCTTGCACGTAGACGTCGTCTTCGTTGCTCGCGTTCCACACGTCGGGCGCCCAGTCCCATGCGTGGCCGTCGTTGCGGTCGATGACGTAGCCGGCGAGCGACCCGTCAGGGAGCTCGACCGCGATCAGCATGAGCACGTGGTCGAAGTCGGGCGACTTGCCGTCGTCGAGCGTGCGCTCGATCCGTGAGACGTTCATCGCTCCACCCCCTGACCGTCGACCATCGAGGCCATGACCTCGCGAGCTCGCGCTGCGTCGGCGGCGTACCGCTCGGTGAGAGAGTCGACGAACGCCTCGAACTCTGCCTTGTTGAGCCCCGTGGGGAGCTCATCGGGTGAGATGCGCAGTACCCGTGCTGCCCGGTCATGGTCGCTGACCTCGAGCATCTTGCCGTAGTAGCTGGCGAGATCGCCCTTCGCAACCATCCTGCGCTCGTACTCCGCGGCCTTGCCGCTGTAGAAGTAGAAGCCGTTCTCCTTGGCGTACATCGGCACGCCAGCCTGGTTGGCGAGGTGCACGTCGATGATTGGCTGCAACTCCGGGAAGTGCTGTGCGATCTCGTCGTGCAGCATGCCCCCCATGTCTTCCTCCCGTCCGTTGCGCTTGCGGATACGGCCTCGGAAGCTGCCGCTGCGCTCCCACAGTGAGCCGGTGACGGAGAAGCCGGGTGACAGAGTGCCGGAGTCGTCGCGCTCTTGTGCGACGGCCTCGATGTAGTCGCCATTCGGCAGGTCTTTTGCGATTCGCTTTGTGATGTAAGACATTGCATTGTTCCTCTCTAATCAACCCAGGTTGATTGGTCTGATCAGGGCTTTCTCTGCCCTGGATATCTCCAGCTTACACCTTGAGGTGTGTATGTCAAGCTGGGCCTAATGGTTATAGGCCGACCTCCAGACGGAGCGCTGCCGACGACTTGCCGCACCATCGGCAGCGCTCGTGGACGATGTGATGCGTGACGTCGGGGTCACCCGTGTCGATCTGCGCAGACGGACACACGAAATGCGTCACACTGTCGGGGCGCTCGACGACAGCCCTTGGCCCGTCGCTCATCGGTATCCCTCCGTCGAGCGACGGGAGTTGACGACCTTCCAGTTGCCGACGCGCTGTCCGTTGATGTCGCGGATGTCGCGTGACATGCCATGCCAGCCGACCAGGGTGTCGGCGTGTTCGTCGACCTGATCGGCCGCTTCGCGCAGGGCGTCGGCGACAGCCCTGCTCGACTGCATCTCCGCGTTGGCGAGTCGAATGGTCAGGTCGAAGTAGGAGTTAGCCACGGCCCTCCTCCTTCACCGACGCTGCGAGACGAGCGATGAGCTCATCCTGCTCGCGCTCCTTGCGGCGCGCCTCCTTCGTCGAGAGCGTGCCCGTCGGCTGCTTCTGATCGCGGACGAACTCGCCGCGCTGTGCCTTGATGCGTGCCTTCTTACCCACGATGGGGCCTCCTTCGTTGAGTGATCAACCTGGGTTGATCGGTGGTTGTCAGATGTCGTCGAACTCGGTTGAGTTCCACTGCTCGAGTGCGCGGTTCAGGATGTCCACCCGGGCGTCGCGGTCGACGAGCGTCGGGTAGACCTCGACGAACCAGCGCCCGTCGCTGAGCTCACGGGCGAGGACCCACTCGCTTCCGTAGTGGTCGATCGCGTCAGCTTCACTCTCGCGATCCAGGTCGACCTCGGCGAACCACGCGCACGGTGCTTCGATGTCGCCGCATCCCGGCTCTCCCGAGTCGAGGAGCACACCATGCAGCCATTCGTCGACATCGCAGTCGAACTTGCCGACGCGGCCGCATTCGGTGTGCGCGCTCATCGGACGCCGCCCCTGAGTGCCGCCGCGATGGCGAGCACGAGCAGCACGCCGACGCCGGCGAGGATCGTGAAGGCGAGCATGAGCAGGCCGATGATCGGTGTGGCGAACAGTGCCAGCACGATGACGGTGCTCATCGGACGTACACCAGCATCTGCACGGCGTCGGGGCCGAACGACGCGAAGCCGATGTAGCCCCGCTCGGTGACGAGGAACGTCGTCACCCCGGCGTAGTCCCGGGATGATTCGTCGAGCACGACACGGGTCGCACGTGCGGCGTCAACGCGGCGAGAACCCGGCGCCCACGGGCGCCCCGGTTCGATGACGCCCACCAGGGGTGCCCGCCGTGCCTTTCCGTCGATGTCGGTGCACCGCTGGCACGTCTCGTCGTCGCCCCATTCGCCACCGTGCCGCTCGCACGTTGTGACGGGGTAGGCGACGCGGATCGTGGTCTGCAACGTGTCGATCGGGTCACCGTCATGGCGCTGCATCCACGCCTTCAGTGTCCCCTCGGTGCGCCCGGTCTCGAGGATGGTCTCGATCTCGTCGATCCAATACTGGGCGACGTGGTCGTCACCGGGGTACTCCTTGAGGAGAGTGACGACGGCGTTCGCGCGGTCTCGTGCGACGCCGAGCGTCAACTGGTTGTGTGTTCCCATGATGGGCCTGCCTTTCTCGATCAACCCAGGTTGATCAGTTGATGTGTACGTACTCGCCGTGCTCGTTGCGGAAGAGCTCATCGGGGTTGATGTCGGTCTCGAAGATGACCTTGGGGAAGGTGCCCGAGTCGAAGGTGCCCTCGTCGTAGCGGTCGATGCTGAACTCGTGCTGAGCCTGGTCGAGCACCTCCTCGGTGTCCATGTCTCGTGCGGCCAGCCCCAACCAGCCCTCGCGGATGCCAACCTCGATCAGCCCGAGGGGTGTCCAGTTCTCGGCGTTGTAGGTGTAGGCGACGACGTCTGTGGCGGATGTCATGGTGCTCCGTTCGTTGAGTGATCAACCCGGGTTGATCAGCGTGATTCGATGGTGCGAAGGATGTTCACCGTCGCCAGTGTGCCGAGAGCGTTGACCCACTCCCGGGCGAGCTCGATGAGAGTCGGCTCGTCGTTGATCGCCGCGAGGTAGCGGGCGTGGATGTCCCGCACCCACGCCTCGCCCGACTCGCTGAAGTACGGCGTGCCCTGCGGCAGCATGTCCTTGTCGCCGAGCTCGACGATCGCGTAGACCGCGTAGGTGTCCCGCCACTTGAGCGCCGCGGCGAAGATGTCCTCCGGGTCGTGACGCATGGTGTTCAGCGCGTCGTACTCCCGGATGGTGACGTTGCCCCAGTTGGCGCGTCGGACGTTGAGGTGCGTGCTCACGACTCCTCCCCTCGTGCGATGCGGACGGCCTCGGCGAGCAGTGGGACGATCTGCTCTCCCGTGCGCCGCCAGTCTGGTCGGATGCGGTGGTTGTCGAGCACGCGCTCGGCGATCTGGGTGGGCGATTCGGTGACGCGGAACTGCTCGCCACGGGCGAGGTAGACGGCGGCCTTGAGCCGTTCCTCCCAGGTGCCGAGACTCTCGAGGGCGAGCACACGCTGGGTGATCTGCTCGGCAGTCTCCCGCGGTGGCAGTTGCTCGAGGAGATCGGTGAGGGCGACGTGAGCGACGGTGCGCAACAGTGAGAAGATTTCCCCCTGCTCGACAGCCTCGCCATCCCCGATCTGGTTGCCGACCTGCTCAGCCGTGTCGTTCGTTGACCAGTCGATCTCGACGCCGTGATGGTCGAGGACGTAGGCGACGATGGAGTCGACCGGCTCCATGTCGATCGTGGATCCTTCGTCGTCCCACACGGGGACGGGCGGCAGACCGTCGTAGATGTTCTCCAGCATAGTGTCCTGCTTTCTGATCAACCCAGGTTGATCGGTTCGGTGAGTCAGTGGTCGGTGAGGAACAGCAGCGTGTCGTCGCAGTCGTTCCCGTGGGTGAGGCAGATGCCGGCGGCATCCGTGGCGCACGTCTCCATATCAGTAGTGCAGGATGATGTCGCGGTGCTCGACGGTGAGGAGCATGCCGCTGCGCACGATTCGGACGGTGACCGTGGAGCGTTCGCGGTGCGGTTTGGTGAGCGGATGCACCTCGACGATGGCACCGTTCACGCGGATGAAGTAGTGCACGATGCACCTCCGTTCGGTGGCGATCAACCTGGGTTGATCAGGGCTGGTTGACGACGTCGGACCCCTGCCCGTTGCCCTGCTCGGAGGCATCCCAGACACAGTTGTCCGAGTCTTCGGTGAGGCACGGGGGCAGAGAATCATATTCTTCGCCGTTCGGTGAGTGATCGGCGGGAGGCCCGGTGCAGACCGACGTGGAGGTCGGTGTGCACGGGGCGAGCGGCTCGTCGGCGAGGTCGGCGAGGGCGACGACGCCGCCGAATATGATCGCCGCGAGAATGACGGCGGCGGGGGCCCCGCGATCAACCCAGGTTGATCGGCTCATGAGTGCACCTGCTCGGCGCGCTGATCGGCCAGCTCGAGGCGCGAGGCGAGCCCGAGCCACTGGGTTCGATGAGCCTGGGCACGACGGGACAGCCGCGCGATTTCGGCCTCCGTCGCCCCGTCGATTCGGGCGAGGACGACGGCCTGAGTGGCGGCCTGTGATGCCTGATACGCGGCGGCCTCCAGCTTGGTGATTTTCCTGAGTGACGACATGACGCCTACTCTCTTTCCCAATCAACCCGGGTTGATTGCTTCGGTGATGAGTGGGCAGAGTCCTGCCCTGGTAGATGCCGGCGGCATCACGCGCGGTTCGGTGCGGTCACCGAACTCGCCCGTGTCACATCCGGGACTGGTGCCCGCGTGGCCGGGGAATCGTCACCCGGCCACGCGGGAGGCGATCACGCCGCGACGTGCGTGCGGCGCGAGGCCATGGCCGCGGCTTTGGTGAAATCGTTGATCGCCGAAGCCATGATCGGATCGACGGTTCCTCCCTGCGTGAGGTACTTGGTTGCACGCCGCAGCGCCGCGAGAGTTTCGGCGGCATCCGGCTTACCCGTCGCCGGGTGACGGTCCTCGTCGTTCGGCACGTCGGCGGCGTCAGTGTCGCCGGTCCCCATGTTAGGCCGCGCCTCGCGGGGAGTCTTCACACGATCGGCGCGCACCGTGGTCAGAGCGATTGCCGCCATGCCGCACACCGCTTCGAGCTTGTCGGCGGCCGACACGTCATCCCCGAGCGGTGCGAGCGTCGACTTCACGCCCGACTTGAATGCCGACACTTTGACGTGCGCCGCGGCACGCACCAAGGTGGCGAGCTGCTCGGACGTTGCCGCCGACGAGGGCATGTCGAGTTCGATGAGCACGCCGGCCGCCGCCGCCGCGAAACCGTAGACGGTGGAGGACACTGCCGTGATCTCAGGGTTGACACGTGCCGCGTCCGCCATCTGCGCGGTGATCGATTTGACTGTGAAACCAGCGTCGATTGCGCGGCGGATGACACGGGCCCGAGTTGCCAGAGTGGCATCACGGTCCCGCCATGCGGCCGAAATCGCGTCGATAAGGGCCTCGGGAATAGGGGTAGAAACAGTCTCGTTCATGCGTTCATCTCGCTCTCTCAGTCAACCCAGGTTGATCTGTATTCGATTCCGTCGTCGTGTGATCGGCGGCTACTCATAAACATACTCACTCTCAGGTGTATGTCAAACGGTGATCCGATTTCGTGCATCCCGGGCGTGTCGCACTCCCCCACCCTCGGCAATCCGAAACGCGGCGCTCAGCTGCACCCAGAT